TTTGTACAATAAGAGATCTTTTTGGATCTGGTCCTTGGAACTCAACCTTACCATTGAAGAAGTTATAGATTTCTCCACGGAATAAGTCAAGAGTAAAGTTATTTTTGTTGTATACTCTTTTGAACGCGTTGTTCAACTGTTGCCAAAGTCCAACAGATAATCTGATATCATCTGGACCATCTTGACGAACTTTACCTCCTTGTCCCCACATTAAGTAAGTCTCAATGTCAGTAGCAATTTTGCTCAAGTGAGCTGCTTCCATATTGGTCAAGAAAGTTCTAGAAAGATCACCGTTATCAAATGCTTTTTTAACAGCGTCTTTACCCATAACTTTAACCATATCCTCTAAAGATGTGATTGATGGATCTAAAACATTTTTGTCAAATGTTCTCCAGATCTCAGTTACAGGAACTGTACCATCTGCATTCATACCACCTTTGATCATTAAGTCTGCTCTTGAAGAGATAGAATAATGTACGTGAGCTTCTGCACCACCAACAAAGTTATAGTATTCACGGAATCCTGCATTAGTCATGATGTCAGAGAATCTTTCACCATACTCACCTCTTGCAGAACCTTTTCTAAAGAATCTTGTACCATTAGCCAAGAATCTGTTATCAAGGAATCTATTGTTGTCATTGTTTACCAACTGAACAGTGTAAACATAACCATCACCTAAAGGAAGAATATCTTCATCTGTAATGTACATCTCCACACCATTGTATTTGTCATAAGTGATGATATCACCATGTCCAAACTCTCTGCGGCTTAATTTAATTCTGAAGGTTGTACCATCAACACCTTTAAAAGTGTTAAGTGGTTCAATATCCTCAAGTACATATGGAAGATCTGTAGAGACAGGAGTCTGCCACTTATACTCTCCACGAGCATTATCAACCATAATTACATTTTTGCCACCAAAGCTAGAAAGCTGGTAAAGCGGCATTTCTACTTTTTGAGCCATAGCCCAAAGGTCAACTGGACCTAAATCCATAGGTTCAGCATCTTTTAACATATTCACTAAGTGATAAGAGTCTACATGCGATGACGCTTGGTAGGCTGTGTCTCTTAGGAATATCCCATTGTTTAAAATTGGAGTTGCCATTTTTATATTTGTTTTTATTGTTACTTAATTATCCTCTCTTGAAGAAATTTCCTCTTGAGATTGTTCTTTGTGGTTTTGCGGAAGAAGCTGTTGTTCTTCTTGGAGCCTCATCAGGCTCAACAATAGATGAACTAATTCTTCTACCTTGTTCCGTTTTTAATTGTCTTACTGCTTTTTCAGTAGCTTGTCTTGATCCTTGGTCTTTCATTTTATTTTTATAACCGTCTGGATCAGCAAGTAACCATAGTGCTTCTGCAATAAGATCGTGCCTTGGTTCTACAAACTGATACTTTTCTAACAAGTGCCCAAGTAAGTTTGTAGGTTTACCTGAAATAGAAGGATAGCTAGGCTGAACTAATCCTGAGAATAACATACCTTGAACTTTTCTATCTAACTTGATTCCTCCAAGTTCTCCAGTAGAAAGTGTGTTATACACATTATCTTGGTATTGTTTTGCTGCTTGAGCTTGCTGTTCTCTTTTAATTTCTTGATCAGCTAATTGACGTTCAATTATTTCCTCTTGCATTCTATCCAATTTTGGTTTGAACTGTTGAGCTTTTTTCTCCAGTCTCCCCATGTCCATCCAATCTTCAATTTCTGATTCTATCTCATCAGCTGTACCAAAGTTTGTTGCATATAAATATTGTCTTGCAATAACTACTTGATCATTCTCATCATAAGGATCTAGATCTCTCATCTCTTCTACATGAGCAAGAGTTCTAAACAATCCTTTAAGATCAGTACCACCATCTGCAACATACTTAGCAGCAATTTGAAGTTCTTCTGGTAATGCTTGAAAAAATTCTTTTGGTGTATTTTCTCTAACTGCATTTTCTCTTTCTTGGAAGTTTGCTTCAAATAGTTCACGGAAATCTTTTGTAGTATAATCTTCTAATGGTTTATCATCATCAAAAGGTACTAAAGATCCTTCCTCAATCATTTTACTTGCAAGTTCAGCAAGACCTGATTTGTCAACCTTTGGTCTTCCTTTATTACCAGCGTCTTCTTCTTGAGAAATTAAACTATCTAACTCAGCAATAGTTTCTTCTACTTCTTCTTTCTTTTCTGCTTCTTCTTTAGAAACAGTCTTGTCAAGGAACGTTGTATCTACACTTTCTTTTGAAAACATAGTTTTTGGCTTTTCTTCATCTGCTGGTAGCATTACACTTTCTGCTCCTGGCATGCCAAACATTTCATCTATGTTTACATCTACTTGTTCTACTCTTGTAGAGTCTTGTACTTGATCTTTATCAAGCACTTTGTCTAATTCATCCATATTTGTTGGTTTTGTTTATAATTTAATATAAGCAATAAACTTCAAAAATTTATCACCTCAAAATTATTTTTTTGCACTATATAGCTAATATTATTTTTTATCTTTTGTTGATCCACCTTTGTCATATTTATTTTTATTGACTTGGGCAATTTGCAACTGTTTATCTGCTACTTCTCTTTGTGCATTTAGCTTCTCTCTTTCCAAATTCATCTTCTCTCTGTCAATAGTCATTCTATTGTCATCTTTAGTTTTTTGAAGTTCAGTCTGTGACTGATATTGTTGAGTAGCTCTAATGTCTTTCATAGCATCTGCATAGTCTGACATCTCATTTTTATTTACGTCAGCCATAGATCCATAACCAGCAGCTCTGATTTCTGCAACCAAGATATCTCTTTGTCTATCTTTTTCTTTCTCAGCAGCAACAGAATCAATTTTCATTTTCTCTATTTCCTGTTGAGATTTAATTTGTTCTTGTTGCATTTGCTGTTGCTGTTGCATTTCTTGTTCTTTCATCTCTTGTTGTTTTTGTTCAGAAGATTTAAGAACAGTATTAAGTTGTGCAATAGAGTCAGATTGAACAATTTTACCAAGATCATAGATAGAAGCCCCAGTAGTATTGTTCTGCATAGCCATTTGCTTAAGTTGTTCTAATACAGCTCTATGGTTTGCAGTAGTACTACAGAAGATATTAAGATCTCTCATTAATAGATCTGTACCATTAATCTCAAAATTAACTTTCTCATCTGCTGTGGTTATATAAGTTAATCTTGTAGATGGTTTAGTTGAATGATAATATTGTGCTAGGTCAGTACGCATTTGGTGTACTCTAGGCATTAGATAATCACAGTGTTGGATAAAGAATACCTCTGTCTGTGCATAAGATGCTGCAGCTGCTTGTTCTACACCTGTAGCTGTCATCTGCGCTATCTGTTGACCCATTCTTTGTGGAGTAACACCAATTACTTCATATGCTTGTTGCTTAAAATGATTAGCTAACTGAATCCTAGACATTAATCTTTCTGTCTGAGATAGATCTAGTTTTTGGAAATGCTGGAAGTTTAATGCATTCTCTGTATTTGTAATAGATGTATCTAATGGTAACATCTGGAAGTTCTTCATTGCAACATATGCCTTAGCATAGTTTCCTTTACCCCAGTCTTCACCAAGTGAATGTTTAGGTAAAGTATTCTGATCTAACATGATGATAGTACCAAGCTCATCTACAAGGATATCAGCAATCTGATTGTTTACAATGTTGTATCCAATCTGATATGGCTTCATTAGATCAAGTAAAGCTGTAGATCTAGTATTTCTATCAGAGAATACAGAACCCTCTACAGGAAGCTTACATCCGTACAATGTGCTATCTCCTTTAAACTGGAAAGGAATTGGTCCAAGTTTGCTTTTATTTATTCCTATGTACATTGGTGTAAATCCACCAGGATTATTCATACCCCAGAAACTAGGAATATTTGGTCCAATTTTAATTCCTCCCCAAACCTCATTAATCCAAATCCAGTCTATGTGTTCTCCATAGATTAGATTGTCTTTAGTTTTATTTTTGTTTAGTCTAGTATCATAGATTGGTTTAATAGTAGTTTCATAGTCTTCATCAACTATATCCATCTTTACTTCACCATTATCATCTATAGAAATTAGATGCCCAACTTTTCTTTGTGATTTCCAATATATTGTAGTTACTCTTAATAAGTATGCAATACCTTGATCATAATAATCTTCTCCTTCAGAAAGTATTTGTGCAATAATATCTCCTCCACTATATACTGAGTTTGACATTGCAGTAGTATACTGTCTATATGCTAATGAAGGCATGTTAACATTCCAGTCATGAGATTTAGTTCCATCATAGAATGTTCCATCATTCTGGTAACCACCAATTGTATAACCAGCAGATCTAATTGGATATATAGCCTCTAGTGCTTTTAATTGCTCTTCATTAAGCAAGTAACCATATTTGTCAATAACATCTGATGGTGTCATCATATCTGTTTTACCAACCCAGTTAGCTTGTGAGATATATCTTACATCAGGAGATTTGTGATAGAAAGTAACTACTGGATTCCAAAGTTCTACCTCATAGTCATCTTCCATCATTCTAAAATGCCAGAACTCTCTATCTGTAATAAGCATATCACGGAAAGCTCTTTCTTCTAGCTCATCCATTCTAAATCTTTCTACATCTACTTTGTGTTGGTGAGTAGCCCACTCTTCTATCATAGATCTGTAATCTTTCTTAAAGAACATTTCTATTTCAGGAAGAGACTTTAATTTTTCATCAGATGTTCCTTGTGTAAATTCTTCAGATGCCGGATCTAATCCTTGGTCCATTAATGCAGATGCTGTTTTTAATCTTGCATCTTCTAATAGAGTATCCTCTACCATCTTTCTCTTTTGCTCTAGCATCTCATTATATGAGAACTCATCTACAGCACGGTAAGTTAACTTAGTTGATCTTTTAGCAAATTCAGCTACTAAGACATTAATAACATTTGGAATAATTGGATAGAACTTTAACTCTAATGCAGAAGCATCTTCCTTTGTAAGTAATTCTACTATATCTCTATACTCATTATTATCTTCTACAATATAATCTGATCTATCTATGATACCTTTTGCAAGCTTATAGTTTTTCATTAGTCTTCTGGCATTTCTGCGGATTTGTTTTAATCCTTGCCATTCAACCCAGTCAAGATTCCAAGCAGCCCACTTTTCATCTTTTTCTTTTTTAGGTAAAAATTGTAAAGGTTGGGTAATAGTACCCATCCTATTGTTTTCAACTTTTGCTCCTTTCTTTAACTGTAATGCGTTATATACTTGCATAGTTATTTTATATTTTTAAATGGGGATTTTTTAAACACTGACCCATTTGTTAATCCACGGTTGCTGCCCATATGCCTAAATGGACTACTATTTAATTTAAACATTTTTTCTGACTTTTGCAAGTTTTTAGCAGTATCATCCATAATGACTTTTCTTGCATATCCTCTATTAGACTGCTGTATTCTCATGAAAGCAACTAATGCAGTAAATGCAACAAGTCTATCCACGTTGAGTCCTTCTACATATTCTTGCATCTCTTTGATTAACATTGGATCTGGAATTCTTTCTATTCCATATTTAGTTCTTACAATTGTTCCATCAGGTTTTGTTTCTACATCTAGTTCTTCTTTACAATACTCAATAACATAACTAAGCATGTGAGACTTGAATAAGTTACCAGTGTTTCTCCAACCATACTCCTGGTACACGTTAGTATTTGCACCAAGATCTTTAAGAAACATGATCTGTCCTTTTGGTACAAGATATCTTTGCTTCTTTCTAGATATCATATACTGTATAAACAAAGACACGTTACTTTCTATAAGTGCCCATGCATTATACCATTCTATTATTAGTTCTAATCTCTGATGAGTTTTATTAATATCATCAAATCTACCACACCATGCGGCTACTATTCTATCTTGTTCAATGTAAGTTTCTGTTTCTACGCCAGTTACCTTCTGTACTTGAACAGGAGCTTTCATTATATATATTGAACATAGTGATTCTGAGGTAGTTGTTTTTCCTTCTGACACGGGGTCAATAGATGCATAATAGTCCCCAAATTGTATATCTTTAATTGGCCTTTCCCAAACAACTAATGTTCCTGTTTTATCTTCTAGTTTTTTAGATACAGGGAACTCCATAATTGGGAGTTTATTTGTTTCCTTTACTGCAGGTTTGCCATTCTCATCATAGAATATATCTAAGAATTCATAGGCATATTCTTTCTCTTCTATTCTTCTTCTTTGTGCCGCTACTAGATGTGGAGGAAATATAGATACTGATCTATGTGCAAATGCTTCCTCAATATTTCTAGGGTGCTGAGATATCCTTAACTGGTAATCTTCCGGAGATAATTCTTTCTTCCATTTTTCAAATTGCTCTTCTAGGGCAATCAAAGCTTCTTCTACTTGTGAATTACCATATTGATCTATATGTGGTGGCATAGACCATTGCTCAGGAATAAACAAACCTGAGAGACCTTCTGTTCCTTTACTATCTATTAAATTAGTTTCTACAGCATAAATATCTTTTGAAGTAGGATTTAGGATCATATCTTTGAGAGGATTACACTGAGATAAATCCCCCACTGAGCCCGCAGCTATAAACATACCTGTAGTAATTAAACCAGATCTCATTGCTGGTCTCATATACTCATATGTCTGATCCATCTTAGGAGCAATACCTGCCTCCTCATGGAAGAAGAACTTTACTGGACCCCCTACACCATTTGTAGGATCTTTCTCAAATGACATACCTTGCATAGTACCTTTGAGACCAACCTCATTCTTTCTATCTCCTTTTCTAACTTCTATCTTCTGTTGCCACATCATTACCTTATGTGGAGTCATTGGTCTATACCAAGCAGTATGCTCATTTAAGAATGCAGCATATTCATCCAAGAATTTCCAAGAGCCTTTCTCATTTATATAGTCTTTAAGACTTGCTCCTATCTTTAATGTGACCCCAGACTCAAACCAAATCTGGTTTAAAAGCTTAGCCATATGAAAGTAAGAGGAAGCTATCTGACGTTTCTTAAGAATAGCTACATGCTTGTAGTTGAGTTCTGCCAATAGTTCATAGAGGGCCATGTGATACTGTGCATCCCGTATTTTGGCAAAGTCAAAAATTTGCTGTTCTTTATCAAATATTGGTAGGAAGTTAAGCCACATGTAGTAGTCTCTAGTAAGGTACCATATGTTGTCTCCTGATTTATAGATAACTCCTCTCCTACATCTGAGTTTTTGTTCATCCCAGTAATTGATAAAATCTTTGGATTTAAATGGAGAGTCGCAGTAATACCCATTTTCTCTGAACTTTCTTGATTCAGAATTAAATAATAAGCTAGTTTCATCAAAGTTATATTTACCTGGTTCTTTAAATAAGTCTCTTAAAAACTTGGCAAACTCTTCTCTTGAAGAAAAGTCTGTAACAGTCCAAGTACCATTATCATAGGTTGGTATGTTTTCAAATATCTCCATTACTGATCATATGCCATTCCTATTCCACCTCTTACTCTACTAGATTGTTCTTCCTGTAGATCTTTATATGCACCTTTAAAAGATGCTCTAATTGCTTCATAGTTTTTAGCAGCATTTACTAAAGCTGTAATATTACCATCTCGCCCGTGTGTGATAGGTGTAGTTTCCATGTATCTACCTAATCTATCTAACATAGATGCAATTCCTTTATATGCTCTAGATGTAGGAGTTTCAAACATTCTCTGGCAAAACTGCAAGGCTATGTATATATCTTCATCTTCAGTAGAGAAGTCTGCTTCTATTTGATCTAGAATTAAAGACTCTTTATCTAAATCCGGAGTATAAAAGAATGGGTTTAGATCTGGATTAGGACAAGTCATATAGAATAAGTACTGATATATCTTGATATAATTATCAGGATAGTTATCCATAACCATCTTAAGAGCCTTTAGGGTATAGCAATGTTCTGTAGGAATTACTTTACCATTCTGTATGTCAAATAGTTTTACTATCATTTCTTTTTAATTTTATCTCTGTTATCATGTAAGTAGTGCATAATAGCAATTACCTCATCTTTTAAATATGGTATTTCCATTTGTACTACATCCTTAACTATTGGATCTCCGTTATCATCATAACTAGTTAAAGGATATCCATATTTATCTACACCATCTGTTTCAAATACTATATGATGGATAAACATTTTCCCTGGTTGTAATTTAGGATTATGCTTTAGTATCATGTACATATAGATGCTTAACTGCAGACTGTAGTGATTAAAATTACAATCATCTAAACTAGATACAGGAGAGAGCATTTTTTCAGATACTCCCTCCCAATCTTTGTAAGATTCAGTCTTAATCTCTTTATTAGTTTTATAGTCAATAATGTTTACTTTACCATTAACTACTTCTACGAGATCTGACTGACCACAGATGCCTGCTGATTTAAGATAAACCATATGCTCTGGATACACGCCTGGTTCTAGTTTTTGTGAAGGTGCCAACTTAATACCGTCATTTAAATCTGTTGGTTTAAACACAGGTACAGTTACACCTTCTCTTTCTATTGAAGCTAAAGAACATAAGTCAGCTTCTCTTTGGTTGTGATAAAAGGTACCAAGAGACATTGCTCTTTCTGATTCAGCATTCCAAATAGATACTATCTCCTTTGGGGTATAGCCATACCATTTAGATCTTTTATTCTTACAAACCTTCTTTGCTACTTTCTCAGCATCAAAGGGTATCTTAAAATGTGATACCAAAGTTGTTACACTTATCCAATTAATCTCTGAGCCGTCATTGCTTTTATAGCTATGATCCTTGGCATTAAATACTATACTCATAGCTTATCTAATTCTTCTTCTTGTTCTTCAGTAATTAAAGCATCCCATTTACCCAATGGACATGATGCAGATAGAGATCTAGTTTTAAAAGCAAGAGAACAACCACATTCATTACAGCATGGAGCTGTACCTTTTACTGCACACTTCTTACCTTTTTCTGGACACTCATCACAAATATCATATCTGAGTCTAGAAATTTCTTCTACAGTCTCATCTCTAATAACTGAGTTTTTAATTCCTTCAAATATTTGAGATCTATTTTGCCAAATAAGATTAAGTACGTTTTTCATCTTTTTTAATTTTTAAAAATTCTTGTTTTTTACTTTCCTGGTCTAATATCTTTGAATGTAACTTTATTAATAGATCTAACTTAACTTCCATTGCTTTTTTATTATGGTAAGCTTTAAATGTAGAAGTGTCATGATCATCAAGAGATTTTGTAATTTTCTCAATAGAACCTGATACTGCTTTTGGTTTTGCAACAAACTGTCCTAAACCATCTACATTTATTCTTGGGTATTCTAAGTTAGTAAGTAACTTTCTTACATCCTTATAATAAAACTCTACTAAGTCTTCTACTAAATCTTTATTTAAATTTAAATCTTCCGCAACTGCTTCATAGATTTTTTTAACCTTCTTGGGATTCATCTCCTAAAAATTTATAATCTAAAAGTATTGTTCCTTCTGTTTGTATCTTTAAATTGGGATTTAGTTTAATTAACTTTTTGTTAGATGCATCTTTTATCACTAAACTATTTTTCTCAGCTTTATTAACACTGTTTCTTACAGTCTGTGGAGATTTAAAGATTGGCTCTTCTTCTGAAGATGCATCATAACAAAAGTCTGTTAATTCTATTGGTTCATTAAAACTTAGTAAAGTCAAGCAATTAAGATCAGAATCACTAAGATTAATTCTCTTAATGTAGCAGTGAGTGAGGATCTGAAACTTCACAATATCCCACTTAGGCATTTTTACACGCTTCTGTACTTGATTTACTATAGCCATGACTAACCTCTTTTAAGCTTTCTTCCCTCAGATTTTACTGGTTCAGAAGCATCCTCTTGATCATCATCTTCTTCATTCTGTGGAGGATTCATCATCATAGCAAATTGATATTGAATACTTGATCTTTTAAATCTTGTTTCATCAATTTCTAAAAGCATTTTTTCATAATCCAATTGAGATTTTAAATATGGCATTGACTCTTTGTAGAACTCAAACATTTTTTCTTTTTGTTCTGCTAATTGTTCTGGGGTCATTTCCATTTCTGGTTGTTGGTTTTTTGTTTCCATAAGACATTAATTTATATTAGTTTACACAAATATATATAAAATAAGTTTAAATAAAACAAGTTTAAATAAAAAATCCAGGCATACTATATACCTGGATCACTTTACTTAGAGAAGAGTAATTTATTTTTTCTTTTTTGCTACTGAACCACCTTTGGCCATATTTGACATCCAAGTTCTACCAGGAGCTGGTCCTGTTCTAGATCTTGTAGTTTTTCCTCTTAAGGTTCTAGTCTTACCACATTTTGGTCTTCCAGGTCCACAACTTTCTTCTGTTGCCATTCCTAGTTCAGCTTTTTTAAGTTTTTTAATTGGTCCACCACTCATGTATTTGGAAGACATAGATGTTGCTTTTGAGTTTGTTTTTTTCATGATTATCTGTTTTTTATAGTTAAGTTTAATATTGTAAGTAGATAAAAGTTTCTTGAGATGTCCATTTCAAATGTAAATATGTCTAATGATGATAATCTTATTCTAATCATTATTTTATCCCATTGCTTAGCGGACGATTTCCAAGAGTTTCTAAATTTCATATTATAGGTTTTTTAACATTTCTATTACTTTAGGATCTGGATACATATCACTCTTATCTTTTCTTACAGAGTTATGTGTATAGATTCCAGGTACTCCTTTGAATGCTTCTTTGTCAATAGCCCAGATTTCTGATCTATAAGTTTTAGGAATATCATATGTCTCACATAAATACTCTACTAATTGTCTTAAAGATTCTATCTGTGCATCTGAATATTTGTACCAATATTTGGTACCTTTAAATGGTGTTTCTAATGTTGTAACATTTTCAGGTTTAACTACTCCATTTACATAGTTATAGTATTTACCATTGCGGAGTTTTAATGGACCCCAGTTGCAAACTTCTATACCTACAGAAAGTTTATTAAGGTTCTGATACTTTGCACCATTCTTAGTAAAGTCTTCTGAATCAACACCTAAATGCCAAGCCCAGTGTTTAGATGAGAAACATTGTACAATGTCCCCATTCTCACCAATAACAAATGCAGTTGCTATTCTTGTATCATTACTATTCCAGTACCGTGATACAGCTACTGCATTTCCTCCACCTGCTGTATGATGCAGATAGATTTGTGTCTTCTTAGATTCTTCAGCAAAAAACTGATCTGAATCTAATCTTGCTTGTACTATTTTACTAATATCTAGTTTCATTAGTTCTTGATGTCTTTGTAAGTATCTGATGCGTCTTTTAAACCTTTTCTAAGTTTCTTTACAGTATCAAAGGTTTTACTAAGTATATTATTACCTGTAATATCAAACCAGTTTTCATTAATTGAAGCTAGTTCTATAAGTGAAAATATACCAAGTAAAATATTTGTAAGTATTGCGGGTACAGAAATTACAAAACTAAATCCTGTAAATTCAAGCAATCCATTAAGAAATGGAGTGAGTGCATAATAGTCTAAAGGAAACACAACACCTGCAGCAATATAATATCCTAAAGATTTGTAAATATATCCTTGTCTAAGAATTCTAGATTTAAATACTTCTCTATATTTTCTGTTAGATTCTTTAGCTATTTTTCTAAGGGATACTAATTTAACTATTGTATCTACAAAGATTATAAACATTAAAACTATTACCATTATCTGGATAGGTGCAAAGAAAGATGTAATTGTCAAAACTGCCAGTGTTATATTTGTTCTCATATTGTAGGTATTTGAGCTTTAATCAGACGGTATATAATATATAATATAATAATTATTAACCATATACCACCCAACCATGCAAGGAAATTAACCCAACCGGGGATGTATTTTATCTTTTGTGGCTTTTGAGTTTTTGTTACAAGTTTGGTTTTGTAAATAGTATTGCCTCTTACAGTTCTGTAGATAGTATCTACACGGGCAATTACTTTGTATTTATTATCTCTTACTCTTGATTGTAGTTTGATAATAGTACCATCTTTCTCAGCAAGTCTAGAAGCATATACATTACCTAATGAGTCACAGAATAATGTATCTTCTATATATACAGTTTCTCCGGGAATATTAATAGTTGTATCTCTAATTTGAGTAATAAATACGGTACTATCTTTTTGTGTACATAGTGGGCAGTATTTCTCAAGTCTTCTTTCTAATGAACAAGAAGTGATAAATACTAGTAATAAAGAATATAAGAATAACTTTTTCATTATGCGCCAAAGGTTCTTATGTCATACTTAATTACAAATCTCAATGTGCCATTTCCAAGAGTAGGGTTAACATCTCCCCAGGTTCTTAATACAATAGGTTTATTTATCCATGTACCATTATATTGATAGTTAACAGAATTAGCTGTATCAAGAGCACCTTCAAAATGTGTAAAGTGCATTGCTTTATTTCCAGCAGTTGTCATAAATCCTTTTTGCATAAACATGTTTCCTGTAGCATTTGGATTAATAAAGATATATGGATTGGCACCTGTACCAATAGTATATGGTGTTCCATTATCTGTAAACTCCATGGCAACTGAATAAATAGCATAATATTTATTTGCTCCTGGTGCAGGTAAAATTACTGCAGGACTTGATCCAGTACTTAAAATTTGAGCAGCAGATAAATTTACAACAGTTTCTGTTACACTGCTCCCACCACCACTTAATTGTATTAACGTACTCATTTGAATTAATATATTTTATTTATAACCTATCTACTTACTTCTTCCCAGTCCATTGATGCAAATACACTTTCATTATTTGTACCTGCTGTTAAAACTATTGTAAACTCATAAGGAGTTCCTGTTAATCCATCTCTTTCTAATTGATTACTAAACAATGCAGCCTTTAATATATCAATAGATACACTTGTACTTGCTGTAGCTGTAAAATATCCTGATGCTATAATTCTTCCCCCTGCAAAAGCAGTTCCTGTTAAGTTATATTCTACAGAAGTATTCGCTCCTGCACTAATCCAAGTTCCACCTGTAGTTGTTCCTGATGATATTAATTGCCAATTGTAATTAGCAGATGTATTCCCTATTATAGAAACAGCTGTAGCTATAGCTATTCCATCTAATCTAGTTGATTTTAATCTTAATGAAACTATAGGATACAATGTGCCTGCCGTAGTTAAGGTCTTAGGTGTTGTTATTGGCGTACCTACAGCCTGTTGTAAGCCACGAAGTTCATATCCTCCTTCAGATAGTACAGTAGAACATATTTGTTTTAATCTACTTGATGAACCTGTAGCGGATGTATTTGTTATTTCATATCTAAGAGGCAATGATGCTGTAGTAATATATGTAGATGTGATTAAGTTAGCATGGTTGAATCTATGACAAACATAATAATTTCCATCTATAATAAATCCTATCCTAACTGTTCCCACACCTAACCACTCCAAGTCCATAAATAAAATTTGAGCTTTTGTTAAATCAAGTGTAATACCACTAGGGCCTGATCCATCCATAGGGTCTACATTCCAATTTGCTTGAGCAACTGGATTATTTACTAATGATCCTGAAACAGAACTTCTTTCAACAAAACTTACTGCGCTGTCATTCTGTTCTAGATAATATCCATTAGATGCCCCATAATAACCCACTCTTTGTCTAAGCCCTGTCTTAGCAGCATTCATTACAAATGTATTAAGAACAAGAAGACTCTTACCAGGTTGATAAGAAAACACCTTTGTGGTTTCTCTAATAACTTCAGAACCTGATGCTGCTGTTACACCTAAGTTTATTAAACCTTCATTAGCATCAAATGTAGTAGACCCACTTACAGCAGTAGCTGTTGACCACAAATTATTATCTGCAAACCTATGACTAGAGTCAAATAATGTAAATGGTTCACTTACCCTAACTCTACCAAATGCATCTGTAAGCATTGGGTATTGTGCAAGAATGTCATTAGAACCTGAACCTCCTATGGAAACTATAGTACTCATTTCTTATACTATATAAGTAATTAAGAATGTAGTTCCTGTTGCATCATAAGTAATACCATTTAGATAGTTATTATTATCCGGAGCAAAATTTACAGTTGCTCCTGCAGGTAAGGTAACACCATTAACTAATCCAGCAGCACCGCCAACATTGGCTATTGAAAAACCATATGTTATTGAAATACCTCCAGAACCAGTATCAGAAATAATTACAGGTGTTCTTTGTTGGGGAACACTGCTACCTATCAGGTAATCATAAATTCTTTGTATACCTTCTAATACTTTTAATTGCCAAGGAAAATTATTTCCCTTGTTTCCATAGTCTTTTAAATTTCCTATTGACATAATTTTTATTTTTTAACTTGTTGAACATACTTTGCTTTTTGTTCAGTAAACTTTTTAGCAATGTCTTTTACTTTATTACCATATTTAGCAAGCAAGTATTCATTTAAATTAGTCTTTTTCATAGTTACTTATTAATTAATAAATTGTATTACTGTTCCTTGTGGTACTGCTATTGTAAAATCAATAACAACCTGTGCTTCAAAAGGTACAGGTCCTGTCATAACTAAAGTAAACCAATGATCTTCAGGAGCTGAGATTGTATTATCATCTGCAATAAATGATGATAATGTAGAAATTAAAGCTCCTGTTCCATCTTTTACAAGAACATTAAAGTTCATAGCAGATGCTACTGTATCATAAACATTTGTATCTGGTGCTAATATAACAGTATCTTCTCTTACTCTTAAAACATCAGCCGAACCAACTGCTACACCAATAAGATATGCATAACTTGCAGCTCCAGTTATTTCAGCTGTTCCTTGAATTCTGTATCTATCATATACATCACCATTTGAAGTAGTAATAGTTCCAGTTATAGGAGTCATTGTTGCTTGTACTTCTGGATCAAGTGAACCTTCTATGAAAGTTACAGAAGGTTCTCCTACTACAGCAGCAAAGTCTTCAACAGAGATAGCCACTGCAAGATAACCATCATCGCGTCTTCCATCTTTTAAACCTACAGGTAAAAGTGTTTTGGCAGGGTCTACAGTAGTAACTTGTCTACCCCCACGGATCCAAGAGATAAAATTTAAAATATCCATGATTGTTTATTATTAAGAGTTTATATTGACATAGTTTCTTATTTAATTAATTATCATAAAGTGTACTCTAACTACATTGTTTAATGCGGCACCTCCAGCATTTGCTATTGTAACACTAAAAAATCCTGCTCCTATAGTACCAGTACTAACTACAGGAAAACTAGCAGCTGCTCCTGGATATTGCACTGACACAAGAATTCTTGAGTCAGCAGTAACATTATCATTATTAACATTGAATGATGCTTTAGCATTTGCAGCTAATGTAGAAGATACAGTAGTGATTACACCATTGAATGTATTTAAAGTAACAGCAGTTGAAATAGAAGTCAACTGAGTTACAGTACCATTATCATATAATGATTGTAGAGGAGCTGCATTAACTGCTAGTGGTAACCAACCGTCATCTCTAGAAGAATCTTGAGCCCCAATAGGTAATAGGTTAGTAACATCTGTAGGGAGAGTTTCTCTATAATTTCCTGCTTTAATCCAGGAGATAAAATTTAAAATATCCATGGTTATTTATTATTAAGATTTTATTATGCTGATGCAACATTAATAATTCCTCCATCAGTTACTGTTACTAACCATCTTAAACCATTAGCAGAGCGCATTAGAATACCTTCACCTGGAGTTTCAAGTTCAATACTTTTAGTGTTTACAACAAGATTTGCAGAAGTAGTATCAGTTGGAACAGTATTACCTACAACAACTTGACCATTTGGAAATAGCATTAATTTCTCATTACCAATACCACCGCCACATGAAAACTTCATTACAACATTTTGAAAAGTATTGAAGTATATTGAATTATCCATTATAGGGTTCCCTGGAACTGGTGGATTTATTCCATATCCAAGAGCTGTTATATTAGTTGACATATTATTACTTAATGACCCACCAACAACAGTTGTTTGAGTTCTAATTCCCGCACTTGGTTGTAGACTGGTACTTTGTAAAATTCTTAATGCTTGACCAACAGTATTAACAGTATTAATACCAATTCTACCAAAATTATTTGTTAATGTAGAACTAGGTGTCCATTGTGCACCTGACCACAATAATGTTTGATATAATGCAGCACCATTAGCAATACTTCCACCACCTCCTGCTCCTGGAGGGCCTTGTGGACCTTGAATTCCTTGAGGACCTTGTGGACCAGTTGCTCCTTGAGAAGCTAATAAAGCCCAATTTCCAGGAGTTACGTTTGGAGCAGTTGTTCCTGATGTAGGAGCAATACAAAACCAAGAAGCTCCAGCATAACCTACAGCATCATCAACAACATAAGATGCTCCTGATACCCATGCACCTTGCCAATTAAGACCTGCTGGTCCTACTGGTCCTGGTACACCTTGAGGTCCTATTGGGCCTTGTGCTCCTGGAGGAATTACAGCGGCAACTTGAGTTGCAAAGTTTTGTACAGAGATTCCTGCAGTTAAATATGAGTCATCTCTTCTGTCATCCTTTAATGCAACAGGTAGCAAACTTGTTGCTGGATCAGCAGAAGTAACTACTCTACGACCTCTAATCCAAGAAATAAAATTTAAAATATCCATGACGTTTTGTTTTATAAATAATTTGTATACACTATATCTATAATATAATGAAAATTATTTAGATAACAAACTATTCAGAAACTAATTCTTTAATATACAAAAAAATCCCCAGCTTTGCAACCGGGGATCATTTTGCTGTATTGCTAGAAACGAAGATAGAAACACAGACTAGAGTAGTAGGCCAATTGATAGTGCAATAGCTAACATAATAGCAATGCAAATATTTGCAATTTTAAAATCATCTTCATTAATTACATACTGCTGTGAGATTTTATCATACACAGGTTTATATAGTAAATGTGCTATTGCCCATAACATGGCAATAACTGTAAATAATATAATAATTGCAACTATTCTCATCACTTCATTTTTAATAATTTCTCAGATAATAATAATGTTCTTGTGATTTCTCCAATTGCTTGGTCAAATAAAAGACTTTTTACTGGTGATCTATTTTCATTATAGTTATCCTTAAGATCTTCTGCTAATTTAGAGAAGGTCTTTCTCAATTCAATAATTTGTTCAGACTCATTGATCTCTTCTGAGTCTAAACCTACTAAGATATCCCCGAAAGAATATATCTTAGTTTCTTTAAAGGCTGCTTGTTCACTCATAATTTATCTATTCTTCGTTGTAAATATACTAAAGCTTTTTGTAAATCTTCTTTCTTAGTAGAAGTTTTTTTACCAGCTCTTACAATATACTTGATAACATTACCAAGATAAAAATCTTCATCTAATCCCCAAGATTCTAGTACATTAAATACCTCATAAGTATTTCCTGCTCCACCATAATACTGTGGTCTATCAAGATTTATGATCCTATCTTCAAGTGGTATCTGTTTAGATACTATCTTATCAAACGGTGTATACATTTTACTGCTATACAGCTCTTCTGATTCTTCTGTTAAGTTTACCATACTATTGCAATATCTCTTTCAGCTACCATTAGTTTAACTCCATCTTCTAGCTCTACCGCTTCAGATGCTTGAAGTCCAATGATTCCCATATACACTTTATCCCCTACCTTTACTGATTCTACTTCATCCCCTACAGCATAAACTTCTAACTTAGTCCATGTCTTTCTCATGTCCATTTCAATAGCCATCTTGTCAGCTTCACTTAATTCAAATGGAGATTCTTTTACTTCTGGTTTATTTAATAAAACCCTTTTTCCTTTTAGTTGCATTTTATTGGTTTTTAATTTTTCAAATAATTCTCTAGCTTGCAGGTTGTCTTCTGCAAGAGTAGTAGCCTTTTCCCAAAGTACTTTTTCTTCTAGAGTCACTGACAAATATAAACAAAATATTTATTTACCTTGTCCTCTATATAACTTTTTATATTTTTTACTAGACTTTAATTTACTAGTTTTAGATTTAGCATGTACACCTGGACGGGATACTTTAGATGTCTCTAGCTTTGTGGTAAGTTCTTTTATTTTTGCCATGATATAAATTATTAAGTACTATATAATATACTTAATTATTCGTTATCATAAAACATTCTTTCTGAATCTTCTGTATGCCACTTATCAAACCCCTCGCAATTATAATAATCTTTGTTCACCAAATAATCTGGTCTCTCAGGAAACGGCTTAGTAACAAAACTAGGCTCTGACCATTTGATTCTATTGTTTGGTTGTAGTGCTATCTGCCCGTTGTCAAGTAATATTACATGGTGGCTTTTATGCTCTAATGGATCTTCAGCTAAAGATATGTCAGTGTTAATATCTCCACTACCCCAGTTTATTGTAGCATAGTATTTACCAGGATAAAACTTATGATCCTTCATATACACTTCAACAGGAGTATCATAAAGATATGATAGATGTACTAGTGTAAAGTTATATGAGAAACAATTCCATATCTGTAGAAAGTGGAAAGGTAGATCTGGATCTGGTAACTCTGGTTCTGTCAGTAAGGCATGACTAGGTAGCTTATCTCGTAGCACGCCATTCTCTAACAATACCTGGAACAATGCAGCTTGTCCCGGTAGACATCTTACAGATATAATAACCCCCGGGGTAAATTCTCCATGACCTTTCTGATGTTGGTACATGTACTCATTCCTAACAAATACCTTGAGAGGAAAAAAGTTGTGTTCTATATATGCCATATTATTTTCTTGAGAAGAAGTTCTTCTTTGGTGCTTCTACCTTGGTAGTCTTTAGTTTCTCAATAATCTTGTTTGCTTCTTCTTCAGCAAATCCAATTGCCTCTTCTTCTTTGTCTTTGATATTCCAGTTGTTTAGTAAAAGGCTCATGTGCATAGTTTCATGCATAACAGCTGTGGCTTTCTCTGTAGGACTATACTTCTTGAAAGTACCCATGTTCAAAAACAAGAATGGTTTGTATGGATCTTTAGCTGTTAGCTTCTTATCCGCGGGATCATAGTTAGTCCACCCATATATGTAAACACCATTGCCCTTAGTCTTGTCTACTTCTTCAGCTTGAGCATCCTGACGATTTAAACCATGCATTTCCGGGACATTGTAATAGTCAAATATCTCAGTGGCATCATTACCAATGAGTACTATATACTTGCCCATGTCAATCTTCTTCATATACTAATATACAAATTATTTTGCACACTTACTATAGGCATCACACTTCTTAGTAGACTTACATCCCTGCATCATGTAGCCAATAGCAACTCCTACACATACACCTAATACATATAGGATAAATAGTTTCCATTTTTCCATATAACAAATATAACACAAATAACAAAGGCCCGGGCTTTCAACTCCAGACCTTTGTGCTATTTATTAACCCTTAAAAATAACATGACAAATATAAAATTAAATTTTTAAATTCCAAACGGGGGTAAAATTATTTTATTGAAGAGGATCTGGAGGGTGATGCTACAGACACCCCCGGGGGCCGCGCCAAACTGGGTACACCCCCCATAAATCTGAGGCAGCAATGTCATATTCTAGGTGCAAAAACAAAAAATATTCTACCAGGAAAAATATGTTAACCCATACATGCTAGGTTACATGCTATGTAGTATAGTATATATAGTATATGTATATCTAATATGTGTTGTGTCAAGATCTATGCTTGCCGCTGTGCTACATCAATCTATCTATGTATGTATATGTAATACAGTAACTGTGTCATACTATTCATAACCATTAAAACATTTATCATGAAGATTTACTTTGCACTTATCACAGATTACTTAGGAAAACCTGTTCAACAATTAGCATACACTGCTACTGCTAAACACTCTGCATTCTTAGCACAAGAATACATTGACCATGTTCCACCTGCTTGCGGATTTACAATATGCAAGAAATATGTAGATGCAAAACAAATAGCTAAGCTCCTTAACCAAGGGGCTTATGCCATACTCATAGTAACTGTGTTATACTATTAATAAACTTTAAAACTAAATACCATGGACAAAGAAACTTTATACAAAGTAGTTGCTATGCTTGATGCAAGATACCAAGAGGCAGAAACATTTTTAGAAGATAATGATTTAAATGATTTAGACTTTAATTATGTGCAAGGTTCCAAATTTGCACTTGCCGAATTCAAAGACCATTTACAAAAGGTTATTTATGCTGATGTATATGACTCTGAACCACCAACTGAGTTTTGGGAACCAAGAAGACCAAGTGCTGATGAGTTAGAAGATGAGCTGCCTTTTTAAGGTGGCTCATTACAAATATAATAACTATGTTATACTACTAATAAAATTTAAAACTAAATACTATGGACACAAAAACTTTAATTGACGTAGTTGCAAGAATTGATGCAATGATAGAGTACTGTAATTACACTGCCGTTAGTGAGGATTGGATAGAAGACTACGGTAATGGCTACAAAGACTCTTTAAAAGAGTTAAGTGAGCATCTACAAAAGGGTATAGATGCTGATGTAGCTGCAATGGAAACAAACATGGGGATGTAACAATCCCCTTTTCATTATAACTGTGTCATACTACTAATAACCATTAAAATATAAAGTCATGATTAAAACTATTCAGTATGTTTCTTTAAGTATCCTGTTAACAATCTTTCTAGAAGGTTTGTTAACTATGGGTTGGGCGTTTAACTTCAACAAGTATGGAGCATTTGCTTGGTTAGTTCAAGCAATTATACTTACTACAGTTGTTACAACAGCATTAAGGATTAGGCAAGAACAAGGGGATTAATTTCCCCTTGTTTTAAATACAGTAACTGTGTTTTACTACTGTTAAACCATTAAATTATTTATTATGTTAGTACAAAGTATTATTGCTCTTATTAGAGCTGAAATCATTAAGTCAGGACAAAAACCTGATAGCAAGTATCTTAACTCATTAACCAAGTTAAAGAGAAAAGACTTGTATGACCTACTCAATTCCTATAAACAGGAAAACAAGCTTATGGTTGATTAAGGGGGAAACCCCTTTTTTATTTAATACATAACTGTGCTTTACTAATCTTAAAATTTAAAACTATGATTGCAAAACTTATCTTTACTTGGTACCTACTAACAGGTACAGTTCAACCTGTAGACAATGTTGACGGAAGAACAATCTATGCTATGCCTGATTCTAATATAGAGTATGCTTATGAAGCAGAACTCATAGAGTATATAGAGACAGGAACATTTGAATACAATGAAGACTTGGAGGATTAATTCCTCTGAGTCTTAACTGTGTCTTACTATTATTAATTTAAAACTATTTACTATGAACAATTTAAAACCTTTCCATTCTCATGACTGTGAGAAATGCACACACTTAACATCTATATCTAAAGATGATTTAGAATATGATTTGTACTTCTGTACAGGGGGCTTTGATGATGAGCCTTATTGCCATACTGTTATAGCAAGGTTTGGTGAATATGGAGCTTACATGTCAGGATTAGAGTTTTCAGATAAAGGTCCACTTAAAGAAGCTGCTATGCTTGCAATAGAAGCAGGACTCTTAGACCATGAAGTTTGGGTTGATCTAACTAGAAGAGATTGATAGGGGAGTAATCCCCTTTTAACCTTCTGTAAATAAAAACAATTAAACTATATACTATGATAACAGCAATTCTTTGGGGATTTGTATTCTTGTTGGGATACATTAAGTACTGGTTGATAAGGGGGTAATTCCCCTTTTCTTTTTTTGAAAAGTTAGCCAAGGAGTGTTAAGTATCCACACGGTGGAGCAAGTAGACTTTGGTACTGATAATCAGCCACTTACAAAATGTGATGGTTTACCCAAAATACCCTCACACTAGTCCACCACACTTTTAGAGCTTCGCGTCTTTTTTATAACTGTGTTCTACTACTATTGTTGTTTTATTTATTAACCCATTAAAATTATTAAAAATGGAAAAAATTGTAAGTGGTATTTTGGTTTCTTGTTCTGACAATGCTAAGGCTAATGTTAATGGTACTCAGTACTACAACTGCACCGTTGAGTATAACGGGGAACAGTTCAGTGCTATTATGTACTCTACTGTTTATGACCGTGGCTTTACAATAGGCAGTACTGTTAACTTCAGTGTTAAAGTTACTGATGCTGCAACAGGTGACGTTATATTATCTGTGTTAGGTGCAGGTGCTAAACGTGCTACTGCTAATGCATTTGGCATTGAACTTCCTGCTATTGCATAGTAGGTTCCGTATTAAACAGTGTGTGTCTACCAAGGCATGCACTGTTTTTTTAATACAGGAGCTACGCGTCTTTCTTTTAACTGTGTTTTACTCCTCTTGTTGTTAGTTAACACCGGTCTACAACGCATTAACCCGGTCAACAGCTTTAAACACTTATGGATTAAAATAAATTCCGGAATAAGTTAGTTTAAATAAGTGTATGTAACTAACTGATTATTAACCCCTCTTTATATCCTTACCTAATTATCTTACTGTATTTTACTATACTAGTATAGTATAGTTAAGGATTTTATATAGCTAACTTGTTACTTAACCCTTAATACATTTAACTATGCATAGAGCTACTTACTTCCTATATGGAGTTCTATTCTCTCTTACAGTATATACTGTGTTTTACTCTATAGGAAAGACAGAGAGAAAGACTCCGGTCAAAGGTATAGACCGAGAATATTATTTAGAAGTTTCCCAAGATAGTATTTGGGTTGAATCTAGACAAGGTCAAATTTATAGTGGTAAATATACAGACTTAGACAGTCTTATTACCATTGATAACTTATAATTAATTGCAATATAGTTTCTAACAGCCAGTAATGGTCATCCGAAGGTAGAGCTATAAGTTGAGAAGGATATACTTATCTAGGTATTGCAACCTTGTGAGAGTACAGATGGTGTAGAGATTGTAGTATAATGGACGCATTATATGAGGCTCTATATTCTATACAGGGGTCAGTATAGTCTTAAATTTTGTAACCTGAAGAGGGTTTTATAATACTAATCCTAGCAATGAGATACCCCATTGTTAGGTATTAATGCACCATTCCTGATTCCCAAGGTCAGGCAGTTGTAATAGACCAATATCGGGAATAGAAAGGCTTCTCAACAGCACACTCTAATCTATTACAACTGAGTGCAGAGGGATAATCAACTTATAGAAACTTTATTTATCAACTTAAAATTACACTTATGAACAAAACAGTCCCTTTTGGTTACCATTCATTTGGTAGTCACACTCTGATTAAACTTAACATGAATCTTACATTTGAAGATGCTGTCGAACTTAGAAAACTATATGATTTCAATGTCATGTACTGTAATAGTAAAAAGAAACCACATCTCTATAGAATAGAAGGTGTTATTTCATGGAATAACAGTGATGGAGAAAAATATATTAGTTGGTTTGAAAAACTAAAAGTTTGCCGAATTAATGCTAAGATGCACAAACTTGCATGTAAGAAACAAGCACTGTTAGATAGTGCATTAGGTATGGAAAATTATATCCAACCTGTTGATTTAGATTTACCCTTTTAAAATTTATGATTATGAAAACAATTGGAATTGTATTATTATGGTTTGTATTTATTGGCATACTAGCATCTTTTGTTAGTTGTGCCAGCGGTCACCACTGTGACGCTTATGGTCAGACAAAGCAAGTAGAAACTAAAACTGTAAGCAAATGATTTACAGTAAATTAAGAAAATTAGAACAGCAAAAGAGGGATATACAGTCCCTCATTATTGCTGCATACCAGTCAAGTGCAGATCCTGATGTTGTTATGATTAGAGTATCTGATTTACAGACAGACTTAGAATCTGTTAATGACGAGATACAGATGGAAGAAACATTTGTAAGACTCAAATGGGGTCTTGCATTCTTTGTTGTTGCATCATTGATATTAATTATTGTTACACTATTTAAAACTTTATTATGATTAAGCTTTTATTATTTATTTTATTGATTGCCAATACTGCATTTTCTGGAGTAGCAGATGATGGTATGTATAACGGATTAACAAAGTCCGAGAAAAAGTTTGTAAAAAATATAGAGATTATGCAGCAAGAACATATTGTTAGTATAAAAAGACAAAGTCCTAGCTATATATTGGTAGTTTTCCCAACTGCTAAATATTTACTAAATACAGCTACAGGATTTGTATCAAATGTTTGGATTCTCAGTGATGATGATCTTACTTGGGAAGAAATGGGACCAGAATATTAATTATATTTGCGTGCACCTCCAACCGCAGTAAGCAGACAAAAGGTGTAATAGTCTGTTTAATATTGGTCCTGTAGCTCAGCTGGATAGAGCAACTGCCTTCTAAGCAGTAGGTCTTTGGTTCGAATCCAAACAGGATCACTGTTATTAACCAAAATCACTTATATGGATTACAATGAAAAACTTATAACATCTGTCATGGGATTTGACTTTAAAGTTTCTATTAAAGATGAGCATAACCAGTTGGTTAAACAAGGTATAAAATATACCATACAGAGAAAACAAGGTACTATAAATGCATTTAAGCAAAGAGTAACTGATAAGAAATGGTTTACCCATTTTAATGATGGTCTATATAACAAGATATTAGACTACAGAAAAAACAATGACTAGATACTTAAGATAGTGTATTCCTGCGAATATGCTTTTCCTGACCAAATAATAGGGGGATTAAGTTCCCCCTTTTATTGTTAGCTATATATTGCATTATATTATTTTTCAGAAGCAATTGTACTTGATTTTATCACGTATTTTTACTACAGAATAAATAATGTTATATCAGTTACCAAACGGGAAGGTTGTGCATCTAAGCATAGAGGAATTTCTAGATCTTACAGATCTTGATATACAGTTCTTAATGTCTATAGATTATGGTGAACATATCATAGACCCTTTTACCGGTTCTGCTGTTGAGAAAAACACCAGAGAAAAATATATTGATACAGACTTTCTTCCACTAGAAGATTATGACCTTAATGATATACCATCAGAGGATTTACCATTTGATGATATCATTGACTTAGAGGATCCACTGGATAACTAGTATTGCTAATCGCGATATGCAATACTAACCACTTATCACTTAGCATGAGTAACTAATGATATAGTAAATCTACACTCAACAATCTATTTATTTATTTATTTATTAAAACCAAGAATTATGAATTCAACAGTTAAAGTTGTAGCTGATGCTACTACAGGTGCAGTAGTTAGAGTTTCTGAAACCAATCCAGAGTTTGCTTCTGTAAGATTAGAGCAAGTACGTACAGTAATTGGAAACAATAACTTTATTGAGCGTAAAACAGTTTCTACCTTATTACAAGGTGCAACTGCTGACTTAACAGCAATGGGCTTTTATGCAGGTCAAGAGTTACCAGGTACTATTGTTATTGAAGAGTCTTTAACTCCATTTAACAAAAAGAATCCTGAGCGTGATCTTAAAATTGCTGGTGAGACAGGAATTATCTGTAGTGTAGGTGGTCAGCCAATTTACCGAAGAGCAGTATTTTCTACTGCATCTAATGCAACAGATACACTTATTAAGCATGATAATGTAGAGCAATTGCGTTCTGCATATTCTTCAGCAAATAGTTCTGCTATCAGAAATGCGGCAGGACAAGACTTTAATATCTAAGATATTGGGTTGATGAAGTAATTGGGGGTGGGTAACTGCCCCCTTTTATTTTTTATGATTATTAATTTATGAAAAAAATGTATAAAATGGAAAAGTTAAAACAGCAGGTTAAAAATTATCAGTTAAATGCAGGTAAAACATACATGCAGTATGAATCAGATGGATACTCTCAGTATCAGAATTATTTATATAAGCGTGCTTTGTATGGCCTAAATGCGCTGACAAAAGAAGAGCTAGACACAATGTGTAGCAAAAAGAAACAAAGAATACTAAATGTATATAAGCGTGCTCAAAGAGTACTTAATGTTTTTAAACAACAAGTTACTAATCAGTATAGCAATTATATATTCCAAACTTTGTTCCCCAAAAGTCCATGGACAGAAGCTATGATAGCTTATTCTGAGGTAGATGAGAAGTATACTAATACTTTAACTTTTAAAGATTTAAACATTGGAAAGAGTGATATTATCAGTATCTTTATGTCTGAAGGTATACTTCCTAAAAACTTTTTAAGTTTACAGGAAGCACCGGTCACTTTACCAAGACTAAAGAATGCAGCAAAAGCTTAAAGAATGTGACGGTTGTGGAAAAGAAACCGTTATATGGAAGAACCATGGGGGATTCAAGTATTGTAAATATTGTTGGAGTTGCCAAAATCCCAAGAATAAAGATAATATACAGAAACCAACTGATTATAAAATCCCCCAGGTTTCTTCTAAAAGGAAGAAAAAAGATGCAGAGTATCTTAAACTTAGACAAAGATATCTTACAGACTTCAGTCTATGTCAGATAGCAGTAAAAGATTGTAGTATTAATGCCACAGATGTACACCATACATACGCTGGTGCTAATAGAGATGCTTTTTATTTGGTGCAGTCCACGTGGCTTGCCGTTTGTAGAAATTGTCATGACTGGGTTCATGCACATCCAAAAGAGTCTAGGGCTCTTGGCTATTTAAAATAACTTAAAAAATATGATTATGAATTTGATTGGAAAAGAACTAAAATTAAAATTAACTACTGATTATTCAAAGTTTGCAGTACTTCCTATGAATAGAGGAATTGATAGCAAACATGTACAAAAGATGATTTCATCTATTAGATTAATGGGAGTAATAAGACCAGTAGTAACAACTACTACTAATGTTATTGAAGGAGAAACAAAGACTTATATTATTGATGGTCAGCATCTTGCTACAGCACTAGAAAGAGAAGGTTTGTCAATACCACATGTTGATATTGCTGTTGAATCTGAAGAAGATTTAGTTGAAAAGATGGCTTATTTAAATAACTCAAGCAAGTCTTGGGATTTAATGAACTACATCAATGCATGGAAAATGATCCGCCCAGATTACATGAAGTTATTCAAATGGAAAAACATGTATGATATAGAAATAACCATGCTAGCTGCAATTGGTATTAATAATGCAGGAATTAGAAATACTACTTCTAGCATTAAAACTGGTAATTTCCAAATTACTAATCCAAAAGCAGAAGATATGTGCAAAGCATTTAATGATATCTTCTTGAAGATTGGTATGTCAGACAGAAGTGTTAAGTTTCAGTTTCTTGCAGCATTCTTGCAGGCATATGGAACATATAATCACACAAAAGTTATGTCTAATATTGAAAAACATATGAAGACAGTTAAACTACTGACTGATGGAGATTCTACTGGTGCATACATTAGAACTAAAATCTTTAATTTGCCAAAATAATGGAGAGACAGGAAATACAAGATGAAGCTTTAAAGGCTACTGAGGGTAAACAGAAATGCACTATTGTACTTGGTACAGGTGTAGGTAAAACTCTTGTAGGCTTAAAGCATATGGAGAAACATTATTCCCCATTGCAAAGTATTCTGATTGTTGCTCCCAAACTGTCTATCATTAGCTCATGGAGATATGAGGCTGAGAAATTTGGATTAAGTAACGTATTAGAAAATGCTACTTTCTCTACTTATCTTAGCTTAAATAAACATAACCCTAATGACTTTGATGCAGTTTATTTTGATGAAGTGCATAGTTTATTAGATAGTCATAGACCATTTCTAAATAGTTTTACAGGGAGAGTGCTGGGTTTAACCGGCACTCCACCTAAACATAAAAACTCTGAGAAAGGTAGAATAGTATCTGAATATTGTCCAGTTGTCTTTACATTTAAGGCAGATGATGCAATAGAATCAGGTATTATTAATGATTATCAGATAATTGTGCATGAAGTTGATATAAGTACAGAAAAGAACTATAAAGTAGAGACAAAGAATAAATCATTTATGACTTCTGAAGCTCTAAATTATACTTATTGGGGTACAAGGATTGATACATCAGCGGGGCAAACTCACATACTTAGAGTAATGAGAATGAAAGCTATGATGGAGTATCCAAGTAAAGAAAGATATGCTAGAGAACTATTAAAGAGTATTAATAGTAAGTGTATTGTATTTGCTAATACTCAAGATCAAGCAGATAGAATGTGTACACATAGTTATCATAGTAATAACCCTGATTCTGAAACAAATTTGCAGGATTTTAAGGCTGGTAATATTACAAAGCTCTCATGTGTATTGCAATTAAATGAGGGTGTAAATATTCCAGGATTAAAACAGGGAATTATTATGCATGCATATGGGAATGAGCGTAAGGCTAGTCAGAGAATAGGAAGACTTTTGCGCTTAAACCCAAATGATAAAGCTATTGTGCACATACTATGTTATATAGGAACTGTAGATGAAAAGTGGGTTAAAGAAGCTTTGGAAGATTTTGATCAAAGCAAGATTGTGTGGCGGAAGTATAATCTATAATTAGTATATTATTATATGGAAGAAAGTGTAACACATAAGATTATTCTGCATAATGATGACAAGAACACATTTGCATATGTAATGGCTTGTCTTATAAGATTTTGTGAACACCATCCTACACAGGCAGAGCAGTGTGCTTTGCTTGTGCATGAGATGGGAAAGTGTACAGTAAAGTATGGAGATTTTCTTACTATGTTGGAAATTTCACAAAGTCTGCGTAATTTAGATCTCAAAACAACAGTAGAGGAAAATGCGGGCAATATGTATTGATGCTTCAAATAAACCAAGCAAGGTACCTGATAATGAGTGGGTTATAGAGGGTGAAGTATATACTATCACAAGAGTGGTAAGAATGGGATTACAGGATAACAAGTTTGGCGTACTTCTTAAAGAAGTTAAACTATCATCAAACTCTTTTCCATATGAACTCTATGATGCAGAAAGATTCTTACCTATGGATTTATTATCACAGGCATTTGAAGAAACAAAAGAAACAGTTAAAGAAGCTGACTTAGAACTAATTTAAATTTTATGGGAGATGATGTGTTGGCACTTTATAAAGTTGCGAATAAAGATATTGTAGATATCATTGAGGAGTTTAATCTTACATCTACTACAAGGGAAAGAGGGACAGTATATAAAAGATACTATCTATATGATGTTTTAACAAAGAGAAGACATCTTACAACTGGTATGACTGGTAAGTTTTTTGGAAAAGATCATTCATCTGTTATTCATGGAATTAAACAACATGAGTTTTGGTGGAAGGTAAAGGACAAAGGATATATTTCTCAAGTAAATACAATACATGAAGCATTAAAGAATGAAGTTATTCATGATGGCAAGTATGGTATTGAAATAAAACATCTTGGTGAAGAGGAAACCAAAGTTATCATTACTGGCAACTTTGATTGGAGAGTATTGGAAAAACTTCCAAGTAGATTAACAAAAGAAGAATTAATTAAAATGTTTAAGGAACATGGGAAGAATGAAAGAAGCATTCATTCAAATAATGAATGATAATAATGGTATACCAGAGGATATGACTCTGGCTGATTTCTTGAAAATGAAAGAATTAAATATCTATAATTGGCAAGAGTATGAAAGAGCGCAAGAAAGAACCAGATTACAATCTAATAAACAAACAGATCTGGGAGAGACTGCAAAAGATTCTGAAGGAAAGTCCCTCAGAAGAAAGTAAAACAATTAAAAAACCAAAAAAATGAAAAGTTTATTATTAAGTTTATCTTTAGTGTTAGTTAGTGTTTGTTATTCACAAACAAAAGTTGTTACCAAGGAAAAAGAATATCTTGAATTACAAACACTAAAATATGAAATTTATTACGGCAGTACCAATACAAAGTATTATACATATACTTTTATGTCTGGATATGAATACCCAACTATACGGGAGGGTTATTACAGTTATGGTATTTTTACAAGATTGAGTGATTTAACTAAATTTTACACTGAGCTTTCTAACTTAGAAACTCAAGAAGATGGTTTATATAAGTTATCTCTAGTAGTATCAGGATTGGGTAATATTTATGCAGATAAATCATCTGAAAGAATTACATTGCATAGTGAAAATAAAATCTTGAAATACAAAACATTCACAATGAGTGATATAAAAGAAGATTTAGAATTATTAAGTTCAATGCAAGAATAATTGTGAAACACTTTGTTAAATATCTTATGGTATGGATAAGCCAAAACTTGTCCATACCTTTTTGGATGGTAGGGCATATACATTTATCCGTGAATGTATATGCTGACATCCATGAGATATTAATGTCTTTAGGTATGAACATCATAGTAGCTATAGGATTTACTATAGATTACTTAGAACAGAGAAAACAGAAATGAAAACAATTTTATTATTAGTAATGCTATTTAGTTTTGCTGATCCAATCCCAACTGTTATTAAGGGTACGGTCAGCTATTATGGACAACATTGGACAGGTAGGAAAACAGCATCAGGAGAAACATTTTATGCAGATAGTTTAACATGTGCACACAAGACTTACAAGTTTGGAACTTTATTAAAGGTGACAAACCTAAAGAATGATTCAGTAATATTTGTAAAGGTTAATGATAGACTACCAAAGTCATCACACTTTATTGCAGATTTAAGTTATGGATGTGCCAAGAAATTAAATTTTGTAAAGTCTGGAATAATATCTGTAACTTTAGAGATTGTTGATACAGTCAAAATAAACAAATGATTATGAGTGATATGACAATGTGCCATGGGTTTGATTGCCCGGTAAAAGAAAAATGTAAAAGATTCAGTTCTATACCTAATGAGCATTGGCAGGCATACTTCCTAAATCCACCATATACTATTACAGATAAGGTATTTGAATGTAATATGTTCTGGGGAGATACACAAGATGCTATTATGAAACAGCTAATGGGTATAGTTACTGGTAAAGATGGAGAAGAATTACCTGAATAATATCAGGTTATAGGCTTATAAACTTAAAAAACTTGACAAATTTTAAGTCTATAAACTTTTTATTTTGTCGCAAATATGGGAGATACTTGCGACATAATTAATTGAGAAACCTTTAAACAACAAGACATATGAAAAAACAAACAGCAGTAGAGTGGTTAAGACGAGAAACTATACAATTACTTGCTCAAGCTATGCAAGGAACATTAAATATAGATACACTTAAAGGTGATGTTTATAGAATAGTAACTCAAGCCAAAGAAATGGAGAAAGAGCAAATTGTAAATGCTTATAACGATTGTGAATGGACTGGGGACCATGAAGATGGAGAACAATACTACAATGAAACCTTTAACAAATCAATTAATAATAAGGGGTAAAAGTTGCCCCATTAATAAAATAGAAATGATATGAAAGCAAAATTAACATTCAATCTACCGGAAGATCAAGCAGAATTTGATTTTGCTACACAAGGTAGTAATATGTACTCAGCATTATGGGATATATCTCAAGAGCTGAGAACACTATGGAAGTATGAAGAACTTAAGCAAGAAGAATGGGATATGGTAGAAAGAATCCGGAATAAGTTTTTTGAGATACTAGATGATAACCAGATAAAATTAGATAAGTAACTAAATAAACCAACACATATGATTATTTTAAGGAAAGGAGAGGACAAGCAGGGTTACAGAGTATTAATGGTAAAACTTACACCAATGTCAGAGACAAGATTCTCTGTACAGAAGAAAGTTAAATTCTTATGGTTCTTTACTAGATGGGAAGATGTGTTAGATAAACACGGAATGCCCAAGATATTTGATTCCAATAAGAATGCATCAGCTTTTATTAACTTTCAGAAACGTTGGTAGAGAAAGTTACTAGAAAAACTATGAAGATTAGACCAAGCGGGAGGAGCACTGATTTCATTGCTCCTTCTTTTGGTCATGGCTGTTTGTATAACTGTTCTTACTGTTATATGAAGAGACATAAGCCGGAAGGATTATCTATAGCAACAAATCCTATGGATATTCTGACAGCAATTAACAATCATGTTTGGTTTGCTGATGTTGAGAAGCCTAATCAAACAGGAGAATATATTACTTATGACATCTCATGCAATGAAGACTTTGCTTTACATGCTAAGTATCATGACTGGGAAAGAATATTTGAGTATTTTAGAGATCATCCACTTGCTATGGGTTCATTTGCTACTAAGTATGTGAATAAAGAATTTCTTAAGTTTAATCCACAAGGTAAGATTAGAATAAGGTTTAGTCTTATGCCTGAGCATTTAAGACAAATCTTAGAACCTAATACTTCAACTATACCAGAAAGAATTAAGGCTGTTAAAAAATTTCAAGATGCTGGTTACGATGTTCATTTAAATTTTAGTCCGGTTATAGTAGAAAAAGATTGGTTGTTTTACTATGGATTTTTATTTAAAGAAATTGCAATTGCTGCTAAAGATATATTTAAGTGGAATGAAGGTGTCAAAGCAGAAGTAATATTTCTTACACATAATGCAAAAAAACATGAGTATAATTTGGAACATAAAATTCCTGGCGAGGACCTTATTTGGAAGCCAGAAATCCAAGAAACCAAAATATCCCAGTATGGAGGAGAGAACATTAGATATGTATCATCAGACAAATCCAGATATATTGAAGAATTTAGAAAACTTCATGCTGATATTATACCCTGGAACACCATTAGGTATATTTTCTAAACTAAAATTTATGAGAGATACAAAAGAAATGCTAAAACTTGTGGCAGCAATTGCCGAAGAACATTATAATATTACTGATGGTGCAGATGGTAATCTGAACTACCTATGGTATATGTACCATAAAGGGTCTAAGAAGGATGAGTTCCGCCCTTTTGTATATATGGCCGAGTTAATGTTACTTAATAAGTATAATTATCTAAATGATGCTGAGATAAGAAACATCATAAGCATGATGAAATCAGAAGATGGAGACAATCTTGCTATAGTAACATTAAGCATACAGAATCTAAGAGATTTAAGAATCAAAGAACACGGGATATATTCTAAAGAGAATGAAGTATACAAAGATTTAAAATATACATATGCTTTTGAAATTTTGAATCATACTGTGTTTATGCAAACAATGGCAGAAAAATAAATAGAATGGCAAATTTAAAAAAAGAGTATGTCATCAGGGAGATGAGACTTAAGAACAAAAATATAGCTGACATGGTTCCAAGAGTAATTGAGGACTATGTTAAAACTAAATATAAGTGTTCAACTTATTTGGCCAAACAAATTTCTAAAGAATTAACAAATGACGGAACAAGAACTAGTTGACTTTGGCTTTGATAAAGTAGAAGTCACAGATAATGAAAGCCAGAACGGCTATGATTATTATTATTATATATTAGATTTATTACCAGGTCTAAGTTTAATTTCATCAGCAAGTGATGAAAGCCTAGATGGTGAATGGAAGGTATATAACTTTGATTGGGATACTAAATCAGAATTAGCTAAACCTGCTATAGAGCATCTGATCCAGGTTGCAGTCCATCAAGGGTATCAACGTCATCAGTAATTTTAGATAGCTGTGCTTTTTCTGCTAGGATGTTAAACATTATCATAGCAGCAGCAGACTTATAACAATCATCTATTTCAGTTTGAACTATATCCATAGGAACGGGAGTTGTTAAAACTTCTCCTGTTCTTAAATGGATTCTAGTACCTGCATCAGTATTCCTTACATTAACAAATGAGGTTCTGGTAATGTGAGTTATATTGAGATGCTCAATATACTCTCCATCTTTGTCTTTTAGTACTATTGGTAGGAACATTAGATAATTGTGTTGTCTTCTATTTTGTAATTATTTACGGACACTAAATTATCAATTTTTGTTAGAATAGCAAACCCATGGTTCCATTCATTTATTTCCATGTAATCTGGTGCTAGTTCACATAGACATCCAAGACTGTATGCTCTTATTGTACTAGACTCACCAGTTCCATAAACTCTTTGTGAGCTTTGAGAACTTTTATGAAAGTGATTTACAATACAATTGGTTTTAAGTCTCATTAAAGCAGTTCTTGCTGGTACTACACCACCTGCTCCAGGAATCTTATCACCATGCTCTATAAGGAAGTCACCAAAGATAACTTTGGTTCTGAATGGAAGATACTCTATTTTGTATTCAGCAACATGTAAGATTACATCTAACCTGAATTCATCCATGTCAAGTAACTCAGATGCTTTTATTCTAAGATATCTTTCAAACCTGTTCTCATGGTTACCTGGTATAAAGTAAATGGGAATGTCTGGGAATCTAGAGCGAATATATTCAAAGAACTGTTTACCGGCTTCTATTTCATTTTTAAAGTGAACCTTTCTAGGATCTTTCTCATGGAAAGAAAGCTGATAGAAGTCTAATAAGTCTCCATTGATTAAGATGCTGTCCACGCCTTCTGCTTCCATTTTATCACAAGCAGTTTCTATAGCATCTTCATCATGGTATGGTATATGGAGATCACCAATAACACCAAGTTTTCTACATCCTGTAGGGAATGTAAATGTTCCTCTTTTTTCTGATAAGGATGTAGGTAGGGATACAAAATTTTGCATTACTTTTGTTTTAAGTTCTTTTTGAAACTCTTTATTGTTTAAATGTTTTCTGTGATAATTTCCCATTTGACCTCTATAGTATCTTACTCTACTGTATACATTTTCAAAGGCTATAAAGTAAGCTTCATTTTCAGAATAGATTTTTTTTGCTAGAGTTTTACTTGGTGATTTAGGAAATTTTTCAAGATATTCTAAAATAATTTTAGTTGTCTCTTTAGCATTGTTGGATAATTTGTTTTCCATAAGTACATTATAATATACAAAAAATAATCATATGTTTAGTTTCAAACTTACAAAGAAGAATGGAAATTTAGTGCATATTAATGAAAGCACAAAGATTTCTTATCAATTATTTCTTGATAAACTTCAAGAGGGTCAGGAAGTTGAGGTCTTTATGGGACTGACTTCAGACAATGGTAGCTTAGCACAACTAGCTAAGATACATGCATGCATTAGAGAATTAGCCAAAGAATCAGGCTATACATTTGATGAGATGAAATTTATAGTTAAAAAGCATTCAGGCCTCTGTTATGATGGAGGTGGTGCAGAATACTGTAAATCTTTTAAAGAATGTAGTAAAGATGAATTAGCAATGGCAATAGAATCTGCTATTGAAATTGGAAGAGATTTAAATATTAATCTTGCTTAACAGCAGACTTAATTACGTCATCTATATCTTTTTCTTCAAATTGATTTGTTTTATCAGCTTGAGCTTCTATTTCAGCTAATAAAAGAAAAATAGTTTTAAATGCAAACTCTTGTTCTGTATGTGGATCATTATCTGAATTTTTATCTGTTACTTTTTTGATAAGTTCAGTAATTTTTTCATTATCAAGCTCTTGCTTAAAAATGTACATCAGAGTTTTCTTTAACATTAGATAAAACACTTTATTGATTTTGATTTCAATAATTGCATTATCTTTTATTTCTTTAACCTTTTCACCCATAGTATTAATCTTTTAACAAATTTAATAAAAAATGAAGATAGAATTAGAAATTGATAGTTTTAAACAAAAAATATTTGAAAAACTACAACCAAGTGGTTGGGGTACTGTGTTTAAATCTTATATATTTAGTAGTGATTTTGAAGAGTTACTTACTAGATTATATAAAATGTCAAGCAGTGGAGAAAGATTCACTCCAGGATTGAAAGATGTGTTTAGAGCATTTGAAGAATGTCCTTATGATGAATTAAAGCTAGTAGTTGTGGGTCAAGATCCATATCCTACATTAGGTGTGGCAGATGGTATTGCATTTAGTTGTAGTAAGACAAATGCATTGCAGCCTAGTCTACGGTATATGCTTGATGAGATTAATAGAACTATCTATAATGGTGAACAGCTATCTACAGATGTTGATTTAACCAGATGGTCAAACCAGGGTATACTAATGCTTAATACATCTCTCACAACTGAAGTGGGTAAAATAGGAAAGCACTATCATGTATGGGAAGGATTTGTTGGATTTTTATTTGACCATCTTAATCATAATAAAAAAGAACTTACATATCTTTACCTGGGTAAAAAAGCACAAGAGTGGGCAGAATATGTTGGAGATAATAACCACAAAGTATTTGCAAGCCATCCAGCAAGTGCAGCTTACAACAAACAGAGAGAGTGGAATTCAGATAATGCATTCTTAAAGGTGCAACATCTAGTTGCAGAAACAACAGGATATAATATTAATTGGTAGTATGGAAGATATATTTTTAAAATTTGTTAGGGAGAAAATAACACCCAATAGTTATTATGTTTTGCATTGTATAAAGAATAAGATGGTACCATCTTCATTTGTAAACAAGGAATTAGAAACTAAAAGATTAATATCTGAAAATTGGATAAATGATGACTTGTCATTAACAGATAAAAGTATTATCTTTACTACTGAAATTGAAGGCTTCTTTAAGAAGTCTAAAAAGAAAACATCTAGAAACTTACTGGGAGATAATTTTGAAGACAGCATTAAGAAGTATACTGAAATATTTCCTGCCGTCAAGTTATCTAGTGGTAAGTACGCAAGATCTAATCCTAAAAACTTAGAGAATGCATTTAGATGGTTCTTTGAAACTTATGATTATGACTGGGAAATAGTTTTGTTAGCAACAAAGAAATATGTTTTGGAATACAGAGAGATTAGTTATCAATATATGAGAACATCTCAATATTTTATTAGAAAGCAAAACACAGACAAAACTTGGGACTCAGATTTAGCTGATTATTGTGAAATGATTATAAACAAACCAGATGATGAGATAATATTTATTAAAGAAAGACTATTTTGATACATATAAATTTAAAGAAGTTACTTATTGGGATTATTGGGAGTGTGTGTTTGTATCTAATAATTAACAATTACATTATAGAAGTGAGCATTTTACAGTATGTAGCTATAGAAGCTATAATTACTTTGTCTCACTATTTATATGAAAGAATTCAACCTTCAATAGAAGGTACTCCAGAAGATTAATCTATAGAATATGTATAATAATGCGAGCCCTTTAAAGGCTGTGAGTGAAAGAGATGCTCTTAAAAAAGCTCTCTACAAAATGAAAGCTAGACACAATGGTGAATTAAAATCATTGAAGACAGCTTGGGTGAATTTTAATAATGCTTTTTGTGATGGTCTAGAATGGAGAACTATTACAGTTGTTGGTGCAAGACCAGGAACAGGTAAAACTTTATTTATGGAACAATTGGTTAATGATGTCATAAAGATTAATCCTGACCAAAAGTTCAGAATACTAAAGTTTCAGTTTGAGATGCTGGATGAGACAAATGGTATTAGAAAATTGTCTATGAATGTTGGTTCTGATTACAATACTCTGATGAGTAAGGAGAAGCCTGTGGACAAAGGTGTTTTTCAAAAGTGTGTGCAGTTTTATGAAAGTACTGCAAGTTATGACATAGTAGATGTGGTGTATGATCCATGTACAGTGGATGAGATGTGTGCTACTATTCATGCTTATATGGAGAAGCATAAAAGTGAAGATGGATTTACAAACACTTTAGTTACTATAGATCACTCAGCTTTATTTAAAGTTGGTAAGGGGCAGAAGGATAAGTTTGAGATGCTCTATGGTTTAGGTGAAGCCCTTACAGAAATGAAGAAGAAGTTTCCTGTGGCATTCTTAGTTCTTAGTCAGTTAAACAGAAATGTTGAAACTATAGAAAGGGCTAAAGATGGTACATATGGAAACTATATTCTAGATTCTGATTTATATGGTTCTGATGCTTTATTACAACATGCAGATGTAGTGCTTGGTATTAACCGTCCCTTTAATAGAAGGATTAAATTCTATGGACCTGAGAAGTATATTATCAATGACCCAGATTTGTTAGTATTTCACATACTAAAGTCTAGAAATGGCTACATGGGCATGAACTTCTTCAAGTTAGATAGAGATGTCATGAGGATTATGGAAGTTGATGCACCACCTACATCATCGCATTAAAATTAAAAATTATGTATAACAGAAAAGACAAAGAAAGAGAGTTGATGGAACATCACTCTAAGTTTTTAGAAAAACTAACCGGTGGTTATCAGTTTACAGCTAAGACTGCATTCTATAGCAAGGGTAAGTTTGGAAGACAGATTCAGTTTTTTGAGAATGAATTAAACAAGGGAACTGATATCTATGTAGAATTAGTGGACATTGAGAGGGATGCAAGAGGAGCTGAGATAAATATGGTTCCTATGTTTTGGGAGAGACCACTATTCAAGTATAGATACAATCCCTATTTTAAGGAAGAGTATGAAGTTAAGACTTCTACAAATTCTAGAGGCGAGGAGTATTCTGCATATGTTATTCCAACTTCAGAACTTGTTTGTGTAAACAAAGGGTCTGAAGAAATTCCTTATAATAGCTATGAGACACAGAGAACTGAAGAGCCAAAAGAACAAAAGAAGCTAAGTGTCTTTCCAGATTTTGAGGAAGAGTTTGTTCCTAAGCTCAAGACTCAAGAAACTGATGAAGATGTATCTAGCATTCTTTTGCAAATTGCTGAAGGTTTTCAAAAACTAGCACAAAAATTTAAGTAAAATGGGTATAGTACTTCCAACTAAAAAAGTAAAAGCTAACAGGGTTAATCCTAAAAGATTAATTGTGTATTCAAAGCCTAAAACAGGTAAGACAACTGCATTTGCAGGTCTTGAAGATAATTTAATTATTGACTTAGAAAATGGTGCAGACTATGTGGAAGCACTTAAAGTCAAAGCTAATAATCTTCAGGAGTTAAAAGAAGTTGGCAAAGCAATCAAAGATGCTGGTTATCCATATCAATATATTACTATTGATACTGTGACAGCTTTGGAAGATATGGTTATGCCACTTGCAATTAACTTATATAAGCAAACGCCAATGGGTAAGAATTATTCTGGAGACAGTATTCTTACATTGCCTAATGGTGCGGGTTACTTATATGTTAGGCAAGCATTCTTTCAAGTTTTAGATTTTATTGATACCTTAGCTCCCCATATTATTTTATCTGGTCACATTAAGGACAAGCAGGTAGATGATAAAGGAGAGATGGTTATGTCTGCAAACATAGATTTGACGGGCAAGATAAAATCTCTAATTTGTGCTAACGCAGATGCAATTGGTTATATGTATAGAAAGGGTAATGAAACCATTCTTAGCTTTAAAACTAATGAAGAAGTGACTTGTGGCGCAAGGCCAGAGCACTTGCAGAATGAAGAAATAGTAATTTCTGAGATGAAAGATGGTAAGTTAAAGACTTACTGGAATAAAGTGTATAAATAATAAAAACAAACAAAATGGGTTTAAGTACAAAAGATCTAGTAAATGAGAATGGTGGTGGTGGAATGGCAAAAACTATTGCTCCAGGAAACCACACATTAAAAATCAACAGTGTAGTGTTAGAAGACTTTCAATTTATTGATGGTGCAAAACACTTAGTACTAAATGTTGAAACAGAACCAATTGAAGGATTTGAAGGTTTTCTGATTGATAAAGATGATGAAAGCAAAGGAAAATATAAAGGTCAAATTGGTCGGGTAAAAGCTAGTCAATATGCATTTGCTGATGGACAAACAAAGTCTGGAATTAAAATTCAAAGAGATAGATCTTTGATGATGTTCTTGGCTAACTTGTCTAAGGCAACTGGAATAATGAAATGGTTTGAGGAGCAAGATAACAAGTTTAATACAATTGAAGATTTTGTAAAGAACTTTAGTAACAATGCTCCACTTAAAGATAAGTATCTAGATTTTTGTGTTGCCGGTAAGGAATATGAAAACAAGTCTGGCTATACTGCATATGACATGTGGTTACCAAAAGCAGAAAACAATAAGTATGCTTATGGTGAAGAAGGTTCTGATAGAATTCTTAAGTATGATGAAGCAAAGTATCTTAAGAAACTTGAGGTAAAGCCAGTAGATAACTTTGGTGATGATGATGATGACTTTCCAACACCAGGTAAAACATCTTCAGATTTTAGTTTAGATTAACAACTCCTAGATAAAGGGGTTGTAATGGCCCCTTTATTTACTTAAATTGGGTTGCTATGATTTCTACAAAGAATTTAATATATGATTTAGCTGATGTCCCAAGAGAATGGGCATTTGAACATTATCTTAACCTAACAGAAAAGCTTACAGGACAAGATATTAAAATGAAATCAATATTTAATCCACGGGAGAAGACACCTTCTATGTGTATTTATATTGACAGAAATAATATCTATAGGTTCAAAGATTTTTCTTCAGGTAATGGTGGTGATTCTATTGCTCTTGTCCAAAGTCTATTTAATTTACCCACTAGAGGTTCCGCAAGTTATAAGATTATAGAAGACTATAACCAGTATGTTTTAAACAATGGTCATAATCCTATAAAGTCTTATAAGCAACACAGTAAGTTTAAAGTTACTGATTATGAAATGCGGCACTGGAATACTCTTGATCAGAAGTATTGGATGGGATATCACATTGGTTCTAGATTATTGTCTAGATATAATGTGGTTCCACTAGAATATTATGTGATGACAAAGACAGATGAAAATGATGTTGTGTCAAATATAACTATTAAGGGTAACTATATCTATGGTTATTTTAGAGAGGACGGGAATCTTTATAAGATTTATCAGCCAAAAGTAAAAGACAGTAAATTTATCAAGGTAAGAGATTATATACAAGGTACTGAGCAATTAGTATTTGATAAACCCTATTTGATTATTACATCTTCACTTAAAGATTTAATGGCATATCAAAAACTAAAGATTAGTAATTCAGAAGCAATTGCACCAGATAGTGAGAATACTATGATACCAGAGAATATAATGAGTAGCATTAGTTCTAAGTATCAGAAAGTATGTGTGTTGTTTGATAATGATGAGGCTGGTATAAAAGCTGCGGAGAAGTACAAATCTAGATATGGTTTTGAGTATGTTGTTCTAGAGATGGAGAAGGATTTATCAGATGCTATTAAAGTACATGGTATAGATAAAGTTAGAGACAATCTATTACCGTTATTAAAACAAGCATTATTATGAGTAAATGGTCATACCAAGGACAAGACTTTGAAAGCTCCATGATTCCAGAAGGAGCAGAAGGTTTTGTGTATGAGATGCAGGCTATAATAAATGGAAAGCTTGTAAGGTATGTTGGAAAGAAGAACTTTTATTCTACGACAAAGAAGAGAATGGGTAAGAGAGCTGTAGCACAATTACAGGATAAGAGAACTAAGAAATATACCATACAAAAGAAGCTATCATATATAGATTATTATAGTAGCAATGCAGAATTAAAGGCTGCACATAAAGCCGGAATAGAAATTAGAAGATATATCATTAAGATATGTTTCTCTAAGACTGAACTTACTTATTATGAGACTAAGTATCAGTTTATAAGAGAAGTACTTGAGAGTGATGAGTTTCTAAATGGAAATATTCTAGGCAGGTTTTACAAATTCAAATAATTATGACAGAAGAACAATTAATGGAAGTCTTGATCCAATTGGCGGATCAGGGGGTTACTGGTATTAAGGTACATTATGATGGTAGTGGAGATAGTGGAGCTATTGAAGGTATAGTATATACAGATATAGAAGATGCAAACTTTTCTGATATTGATCTTGTAAGTGCATGGGATCAAGACAAGAATCTTGCAGAATTAAACTCTAGTGCATATGCAACTATTCAGAATTTTGCTCATGAAACAATACTTGATAATATTGAAGATTGGTGGAATAATGAAGGTGGTTATGGGGAGTTGTTAATTAAAGTTCCTTCAGGTGAGTATCTTGTAAATAACAATATCAGAAGCATGAAAGTTGAAGAGTATAATCATCATGGTAACTTATTTAAAAAAACAGAAGAATAATGTCACATCCTTGGCAACATGCAAGATCTTCAGCTAGAAAGTTTGGAGGTTTTCCAATTGATTACATAAAAATTCATGAGTGGTTTGATGAAACTAAGGCTTGGATAGGACATAGTAAGCATAGAATGTTCCGTCACCATAGTGAGGGAATATTTGAATGTGAGAAAAAGTTTGGGCCAAGTTTTGAAAATTCAGAGGGTAAAACAGTATATACAAGATATGTTGGAGAACAACATGTAAAAGAGGATTGCAATGGTTATATACCAAGTGCAAAAGAGTGGGTGGATAATATAAATACACCTACAGAATGGATGATAAAAACTTTAAAAATTGAAGACTAATGGAAGATGTAAAGACAATTGAATTAAAAAATGAGAAAATCAGAATTGTTTTCACAAATGAAGAAAATCCTGATGAATCACAATTAGTGATGACATTTACTGTAACAAAAGATGGAGAAAAAAAGATAACCTCAGTAGGATTAGACACTTCTCTTATTAATAGAGAAGTATCATTTATGGGTGAAATGTATATGAAAACTATTGATCTTTTATATACTGTGAAAGAAATATTTGATTTAGGTCAAACATATGAGGGACTACATGTATTAACTAGAGCAGAATATAAAGAATATGTAACAAAAGTATTGGGACATAAAATTGAAGACTAATGATTTTAAGTAGAGATGAAGTTAAAAATTTAGTAAATATGATGAAGTCATCAGATAAAGAGAATCACTATCTGGTGTATAAAGTTTTAGAAGATTTAGATTTAGAAACAAATCTTGGAGAAGTACTAGTTATTTTTAGATATGGTAACTATAGGTTAGATGAGTGGGAAGAGGATTGTCCAAAGGTTTATGATTTTATAATAAATAAACTACATGATTACAATGGTGGATGGGATTCAAAACCTACTACAAGTGATATCTTATCATTACTGACCAAGAATAATGCTTCTAAAGATTCTATAGAATTGTTTCTAGAGTACTTTATGATGAATCTTGGTAGAATGTTGGACAATATGGGATATCCAACAGACAAGTTTGAATTAACAGTTAAATTAAAAGACAATGGACAAACAGCAAAGTCTAAGTAAAATTAGTAAAGAGCTAATGTTGAGAGAGCCCTATTATGGGTTCTTTCTTATTATGCTCAACAAAATGTGGAGAAAAGATCTTCCTACGGCAGGTGTGAGTAAGAATGGTATCAACTATCAGTTGGCTATCAATGAGGAGTTTTGGACAAGTCTTAGTGAGAAGCATCAAATGGGATTGCTTAAGCATGAGTTATTGCATATTGCTTTTGGACATTTAGTGAGTTTTGGTTCTTTTAGAAACAAGAAACTTGCTAATGTTGCAATGGACATGGAGATCAATCAGTATATTGATCCAGAATATTTGCCAGATGGAGGTATAGATATAAATAACTATGAAGATCTTGATCTTGATATTAAAGCAGGTTGTAGATATTATTATGATAAACTACAACAGCTTAAAGATGAGAAAGACAAGAACGGTACATGTGGAAATGAGGAGATGGATAAGTTGCTAGACAACATAGACAATGGAGATGTTCCTGATCATAGTACATGGGAAGAGTTTGATGATCTTAGTGAAGCTGAGAAAAAACTAATTGAGAAGCAAATTCAAAAAGTTTTAGCAGATGCTAAAGAACAAACTATTAAGAAGCGGGGGAATGTTCCAGGTGAGATAGAAGGTGTTATAATTATTGAAGAAATAGTTAAACCTAAATTTGACTGGAGAAGTTATGTCAGAAGATTTTCTGGTACAAGTACTAAAGTATTTACCAAGAAGATTAGAAGAAAAGAGAATAGAAGGTATGATGAAAATCCTGGCCTTAAAATTAAAATGAAACAGCATATGTTGTTGGCCATTGATACTTCAGGTTCTGTAAGTGATGCAGAGTTAAATGAATTTATGAATGAGATACACCATATCTATAAAGCTGGAGTAGATATTACAATAGTTCAATGTGACACAAGTATTAATTCTATAGAAGAATACAAAGGTAAGAATGAACTAAATGTAAAAGGTAGAGGTGGGACTGAGTTTGATCCAGTTCTAGATTATTATAATGCTAACCAAAAGAAATATACAAGCCTGGTGTATTTTACTGACGGAGAGTGTTATACATCTGTAAAGCCAAAAGGACGTATCCTGTGGGTTTTGTCAGAGAGATCAAGTATGAATGAAAGTTTACCAGGTCATGTAATTAAATTAGAACTATAAAAAGAAAAACTATGAGCACAGTACAATTAAACGTAGAAGAGTTAAAAGGATTTATCCGCCATATGGTTGCAAACAACCAGTATATCCAAAGCCAAGGAAAAGTTCCAGTGGCAATTAATATTGAAGGTGATGCCGGTCTTGGTAAGACTTCAGCTATCATGCAGTTAGGTAAAGAACTTGACATGGATGTAGTAAAGCTTAATTTATCTCAGATAGAAGAATTAGGTGACTTAGTTGGTTTTCCTGTTAAAGAATTCTTGGTAAGAAATCAAGAAGGTAAAGAGCGTTGGATAAATGAAGCTCAGATTCAAGGAGCTCTTAATGCTAAGTTTACTGTTGTAGATAAGAGAATGGCTCATGCTGCTCCAGAGTGGATTCAAGGTAAAGGTGAAGGTGGTTTCTTGGTATTGGATGACTATACTCGTGCAGACCATAGATTTATGCAAGCCACTATGGAGATCTTAGATAGACAAGAATATGTTTCTTGGAAGCTACCTAAGAACTGGCACGTAATCTTAACCACTAATCCAGACAATGGTGACTATAATGTTACTTCTTTGGATGTTGCTCAGAAGACCAGATTTATTTCTGTAGAGATGAAGTATGATGTTAATGTGTGGGGTAAATGGGCTGAGACAGCAGGAATAGATGGTAGATGTATTAACTTTATGTTGATGCACCCAGAGCTTGTAACTCAAAGAGTTAATCCAAGAGCTATTACTACGTTCTTTAATGCTATCAGTTCTATTCCAAAGTTTGAAGATAATCTTCCACTAATCCAAATGATTGGTGAAGGTTCTGTTGGTGCTGACTTTAGTTCTATGTTTACTATGTTTATTAACAATAAACTAGATAAGATTATCTCTCCGGATGATATTCTTAACAAGGATGAAGCATATGTAATGGGAGCTTTGACAAGTGCAGTTGGTAAAGATGATGATTTCAGGGCAGATATTTCAAGTGTAATTGCAACCAGATTGGTTAATTATTCACTTGTTATGGCTGAGAAAGGTTCTGTTGCTGCACCTATTATTGACAGATTAGCTAAGCTTACTACAGACTGTGAAGCATTTACAAATGACTTGAGATATTATATGATCAAAGAGATTGTAAATGGAAACAAGGTGAAGTTTGCTAAACTCATGCAGAATACTAATGTGGTGAAGATGGCTATCAGCTAAAACAGTGATAGAACATTTACCCCTTTAATCAAACATCAAACAAATTAATAACTAAGATGGGGGAAGGTAATGCTTCCCCTATTCTTTATAAAACAAGTATGGAAAAATACGTTCATATAGAATTACATGGTGAGAATCACCATAGTCATATTAGTGGATTCAATGTAAAAGTTATAGAAGCATTAGGAACAGATGTTCCGGATTTTGTAAATTCAAAAGGATATGTTCCTAAACAAGGAGACATGATATATTTATTACCTGGCGTAAATATTCCCCGGGTAAAACTAAAAGATTTAGCTTTAAATCTTGGTATTAGAGTTGTCAGAGATCCAGAGAAAGCCAATATTATATTCAGTGGTAAGAGCAGTATGGGCAAGATGACAGGTTCTAGTTGGTATTATATTGCAGATGCAGAACTTATTCTTAATCGTGTTAAAGAAATTTGTGATGACGGGTATTATATTGAGAAATTAGAAACAGCTATTGAAGGATCAGGTGCTACTAAAATTTGTTCAGATTGGTCAGACATGAGAAATTGTTTAGCAAGTAATCATAGTCACTATGACAGTGGTTATATCTATGCTGTTGAAGAAGACCATGCAGATACATATAATGCAATGCAAGGTAAACCAATTTATAATGAGACAGAGTTAATTACTAATATCAATGGTGATGACTCTACTATAATAGATGAAGAAGTTTTTCAGCAATTGAAAAATATGTTTGAGAGCTCAGACAGTGACAATCATATTTTAGCTATGGAGATTATGGCAAACTCTCATTATGAGAAGAGTGTTCTTTATCTGCAAATGCTATTGAGCAATTATTGTTATCAGATCAGTAACTCTCATACTAAGAGTCATGTGAACTTTAAATCAATGCTTAGTTATTTTAATTGGATTCCAAGAAATATTGGTAACAGAAATGCAGAGAAGATTGTTGAGATCATTGATGAGAAAGGTTTACTTACTGTAGATATGATAAAGAGATTGTATAAAGAATATACTCATTCTATTCATGGGAATATTAATTATAGTGATGTATTTGAGGCTAAAGAGATTACTATCAAACAAGAGTATCTTGATAAGCTTAATCTATCTTCTCTAAATTTAATTAATCCTGAGCCTGAAGAAAATCTTGAGGTCACAGATCCGGTGGATGAAATAGTTACAGATGAACTTATAGAAGCTGCATTAACTAATATTAACCGCAATGAACTCAAGTCAGAGTTAATAACTCTTGAAGAAGAAATATTAGCTGAAAAAGATTTGGCCACTTTTAAAGAAGAAGAATCAAATAACAATCAAATAGAAGAAACAAATGACGGGAATGACCTTGACTGGTTCTGAGGAACTAGAGAAGTTTTATAAAGAGAAGTTTTATTTCAGCTATAGTAGTCTGAGTAAACTTCTTTATTCTCCCGTGGCATTCTATAATCATTATGTGCTCAAGAAGAAAGAAGACATTGTGGGACCCCATCTGGTAGCAGGTAGGGTTCTGCACTGTCTCTTATTTGAAGAGGATAAGTATGATGATTATTTTACAAGCCTTCCGGGAAAACTACCAACTGATAGTCAGAAAAAAATTATTGATAATATTTTCAAGATACACTTGTCAGTAGAAAATAATACATTATCTTTGGAAGACTATTCAGCAGATATACTCACAGAGCTACTCACAGCTAATCTTTATCAGACACTCAAGACAGACCAACAGAGACTTGATAAAATACTCACAGAAGAAAACAAAAATTACTTTAAGTTCTTAAAAGAAAGTCAAGACAAACTAGTAGTTGATGAACCTACTCTAAGTGGCTGTAGAGAAGGTGTTATGGTTCTAAAATCCAATCCGGAAATTAGACAGCTACTACAACTTGACAGGACAGAGGAAGATACTCATCTAGAAGTTTACAGTGAGTTGCTTGTAAATATAGATGTAGATTATCTACCTTATGGTTTTAAGGGAATTATAGATAATCTTGTGATAGATAAAGAATCTAAGACAGTCTTTATTAATGACCTTAAGACAACGGGTAAATCTCTTTTAGAATTCCCGGACTCTGTGCAGTATTACAAGTATTGGTTACAAGCCGTGGTATATGAGAAACTTGTGTTTCATAAATTTCTAAAAGACTTACCTGATCTGGATGAGTGGAAATTGTATTTTACATTTATTGTAATAGACAAGTACAACCAAGCTTATCCATTCCAAGTCTCAGGAGAGACAATGGCCATATGGCAACAAGACTTTGATGACATAATGGATATGGCAAAGTATCATTATGAAAGCAAAGACTTTACACTGCCATATGATTTAATTATGGGTAATGTAAAATTGTAGAAATTATGGTAATTAATGCACTGTATAGTAAATACTTTCAAAAGTCCAAGATATTCTTATATCCGCTCTTGGGCATTAAAAGGGGGACAAGTGTAACTCCAGATGAGACTTATCTCAGTTGGAATGAAAAATATTCTCCCGAGGATATGAAGTTGGTGTGTGTTTATAAAACAAGAACAGATTCAGAGTATATAAACTTTGAAGCTAATGTTTTACTTAAGCACAACAGATTATATGATTATGTGAAAGTTAATGAGTCAAGCAGTGTATTTATATTTGATTTTTCAGATCTTAAAAATGATTGGGATTATTTCTCTAGCGGAAAATATAGTAAGCTAGACAATAAGATCAAAAACAAAATCTTAGATTTCTTTGAGAAGAACAGCGGTAATTATGTTTATGTCCACAGCTTTTTGTATCCAAATAAATGGTATCAAAGATATGCTGAGTTATTAAATGTAAGTAAAGATCTGCTAGAAGAAGTTGGTGAGTTGTGTGATATACCAGATTTAGATAAAGAAAATTTACTAATTATGGTTGCAGATTTGGAAAATATAAGAATTCTAGAGTAAATTTGTAATAATTAAAAAACCAAAAAAATGAGTGAAAAATCAATGATGCTAGTTCAATCAAGCTGGCAAGAAAACCAAACCTTTAGACTTATCCCTATCACGGATAATTGTCCTTATGTAGAATGTATCTTTGATCCAGGTACAAAAGTATTTGTTATTATCTCTAAAACTACAAAGCAGAGTTTACACATGCTTCCTAAGTTAGATGATTACGGACAAGTAATTACTGGTTCAAAAGGAACTAAACAAGACAGACATAAGATTGAAGTATTTCAGGAGTTCTATATTGAGAATGCTGAAGCTATCACAGAGATAGTAGAGCATTTTGCAATTAACGCCAAGAAATTTAACTACAAGTCTTTCATGGCTGAAGAAACAAAATCTAAGTAATTTAGGTCACGATGGGGTGGCTTAGGTTGCCCCATTTTTTTATACACGGGGAAACAGCTTAACTGAATTATTATGAGGCAACACTATGTAATGGACTATGAAACTTTATGCTCTTGTTTCATAGCAGTCTTTGAAGGAGTAAAATCTGAAGAGCCAATAATCTTTACTATTCACGAAAGCAAAAATGAGATTCTAGAACTGGTAACTTTTCTAGAAAGGAACATTGCATATGATGAATGGCATGTAAGTTTTAATGGTATTGGATTTGATAGCCAAATAACTGAACACATCTTAAGAAATAAAGAGCAGCTTCTTGAGCAATCTGGTGATACTATTGCTAGATTCATCTATAGAAAAGCACAAGATGTAATTAATAGAAGTAACAATGGTGAGTTCCAGGAGTATTCTCCCAGGGACCTAAGCATCAGACAACTTGATGTATTTAAACTAAACCATTGGGACAACAATGCAAAAAGATCTAGCTTAAAGTGGATACAGTATACTATGGACTGGCACAACATTATTGATATGCCCATTCATCATACTACTGAAGTTACTACAGAACAAATACCTGAGATAATCAGATACTGTATTAATGATGTTAAGTCTACTAAGCAGATCATGTTTCTGTGTAAAGATCAAATAGATCTGCGGAGACAACTAACAGATGAGTATGGAATAGATCTATACTCAGCATCTGAACCAAGAATATCTAAAGAGTTGTTTTTATTGTTCCTTAGTAAGCAAACTGGAATCAAGAAATATGAGCTCAGACAGATGAGAACTAATAGGTTAAAGATCACAGTCCGTGATATTATACTACCTTATATAGAATTTAAGACAGCTACTTTTCAAAATCTTTTGAAGAAGTTTCAGGATGTGGTTATATATCCAGGTGAAACTAAAGGTGGTTTTAAATATTCTGTAAGGTATAAAGGTGTACAGACAGACTTTGGTCTTGGTGGTGTTCATGGTGCACGCTCTACTAAAGTATATGAGGCTAATCAGGAGATGATAATAATGACGTCTGACGTTACTAGTTTCTATCCCAATCTAGCTATTAGAAATAAGTGGGCTCCTGCACATTTACCTAAAGAAGAATTTTGTAATCTGTATGAATGGTTCTTTGAGGAAAGGAAAAAGATTCCTAAGAAAGACCCGAAGAATTATGTGTACAAGATTATCTTGAACTCTACCTATGGTTTATCTAATGATGAGAACAGTTTCTTGTATGACCCAGAGTTTACTATGAGAATCACTATTAATGGTCAGCTTAGTCTTACTATGTTGTATGAGATGATCTGTGAAGAGATTCCTAATGCACTTCCACTTATGCAAAACACAGATGGTTTGGAGACAATGATCCCTAAACATTATGAAGATAAGTATATGGAAATCTGCAGAAGGTGGGAGAAGCTAACCAATCTACAGCTGGAGCATGATAAGTATTCTAAGATTATCCTAGGTGATGTGAATAATTACATTGCTATTACAGAAGATGCTAAATCTAAATGTAAGGGTAGGTTTGAGTTTGCTAATCTTGCTATGCATAAGAACAAGAGTTTTCTTGTTATTCCTAAAGCAATACATGCTTATTTTGTAGATGGTATCAAGCCTGAAGACTTTATTAAATCTAACACAAATATATTTGACTTCTGTGGTGGTGTAAAAATCAAGGGAGACTGGAATTTTTATGAGCACAAGGTGGTTAGTGGAGAGTATTTAATTGAAAAAGTACAACATACTATCAGATATTTTATATCTAACACAGGTAGTAAGGTGATTAAGAAGAACAATACTGACAACAGAGAAATACAAATTGAGGCTGGCAAATGGTTACAGACTCTGATGATAGACTATAAGGATAAACCTTTTAGTGAATATGATATTAATTATGATTATTATTTGGACAAGATCAATAAGGAGATCCGTGATCTTGAACCTATTGTAACACAACTTAGTTTATTTTAATTATGCCAAAGAAAATTGCTGAATGTACAAAGGCGCACTTAGTTAGTGTGCCTTTACCAAACCATGGTGCTACTTATACTGTAATTAGTCACCAATCTGTAATGGATTATGTATATACTGAGCTTGCTGCTGCAGGCTTTGGAGTTGTTAGTGAAGAGTACAGATGTACTGCTGATGGACAAATTGCTCATGGGATTTACAAGTTGAATTTCAACAATGACCCTGAGCTATCAATGATGTTTGCATGGACAAACAGTTATAACAAACAAGTAAGATTTAAGTGTGGTGTGGGTGGTTATATCAACCTAACAGGTACTACTATGGTATGTGGGGATATGGGAAGCTGGGCCAGAAAACATACTGGTACTGCGGATGAAGAGACAGTTAAAACCATACAAGAGCAAATAGCTAATGCACACATGTATTATAATCAGCTATGTTCTGACAAAGAATCTATGAAAGGTATTACTCTAAACAAGAGAAAACAAGCTCAGCTACTAGGTATCCTATTTGCGGAGTATCAGATTCTTACTACAGAGCAGGCTAGTATTGTAAGACAACAAATGGATAGACCAAGTCATGTTTATGCTGATAGTAATAGCTTATGGGCATTCTATAACTATGTGACTATTGCATTACAGCATTCACATCCTAAGACTTGGATGGAAGACCAACGTGTCTTGCATTATTTTATTTCTACCGTAAATAATTTTCAGCAGTGCAGTGCACCTGCACAGGTAGTTCCTGTAGTTGCACCTCAAGAGGAAGAAGTTATTGAAGCTACAGAAGCTTTTACTGACCCTAATCAGATAACAATCTTTGATGTTATAGCTGAAGAAGAGGCAAAAGAAGCTGAGGCAACTCAAATAACTTATACTGACCCTGCTGGTAATACTTTTGAATCAATAGATTTTCACAATGAAGTTGTTAATAACTACACTGAAGATCCAGAAGATGAAGAAGATTTAAATGATTGGATGAATCTACCACTAGAATCAGATGATGCAGATAATGCACCTATGTATATTCCAGATGAGAATCAAGAGTATACAGGTGAGAATGCTTCTCATATGAGTTTGGAAGTTTCTCCTGAAGAAAGAGATAAAGCAGAACTGGATATTATAAATGCTGAAGAAGCTAAAGAATATCAAGAAGATGCAGTAAGAGCTGCTAACTTTGATGATTTAATTTTTAACATTAATGATGAAGAAGATGATGATACATCTGACTTCTTCTAAAGATACCTGTATGGGTAAATAAACAACAACGAAAAGATGGGGGAATGGCTTAGGCTGTTCCCCTATTTTTTTTTTAATTTTACAACATGAAAGAACAATTAAAAGCAGTGGCAGAGTTCCACAAAGCATTCAAACAAAAAGATGGTAAGTGGCCACAACCACTTGAGCAGAGTGAGTATGTATTAAGACATGCTCTAATGAAAGAGGAAAATGATGAATACCTAGAAGCCTGTGAGAAGAACTCTCTTGTAGAAATAGCAGATGCTCTTGGGGATCAGTTATATATTCTCTGCGGTACTATTCTAAAACATGGTATGCAAGATGTAATAATAGATGTATTTAATGAGATACAAGCTAGTAACATGAGTAAATTAGGTGATGATGGTAAGCCTGTGCTTAGAGAAGATGGAAAAATACTTAAGGGTCCTGGTTATTTCAGACCAAATCTTAGTAAATTTATAAACCAATCATATGAAAAAAAAGAAAATGAAAATTGAATTTAATGGTCAGGAGCTATATATCAACTTTGTATCAGAAGATAGTAGCTATGTTCTTGTAAGCAAAGACAAAGAAGGTACACTTGGTAAGTTTAAACTTGATACAAGTGAACTTGTAGGAGTTGATGTAAGTAAACTTAAAAAAGTTAAAAAGGGGAAGAGATAATCTTCCCCTTATTTTTTTACTTTAAATTTTCAAACATTTGGTATTTCTTAATAGCCCAAATAGCACCTTCATCAAAGTTTTCTTGACCTTCAATACCAAGATCTATTACATTTTTACCTTTAAGACCATACATTGAACCAAGGTGATTCCAAAGCTTGTATTGTCCTTGTCTTTGCCACTTATATGGTCCAACATCTTGGCTATATCTTGCTTCTCCCTCATTACCCGCTCCAATATTATAAAGATCTTGACCTATCTTAGTGTACAATACAACTGTATTATCTAATGCTATTGTCGTTGTTTTAAAATATTTTGTTCCTTGCTCTGGAAGATAGACAGGTATAAAAGATTCATTTTCCATTTTAGTCATTATCAAAAGATAAAGTAAATGATTCTCAAGTTGACCTTGTGTTGTAGTTGCTCTTGCTTTTAATTTTTTCCACTTATCTTCATCATCTGGATCATAACCAAAATACCATGAACCAATAATCATTGCTAATAAGAAGTATCCAACATTTTCAATAATTACTTTTTTGGCTGCAGCTTTTTCATCTTCAGTCATTATTGCGGTATCTTTACCTACTGATCTAATGAGTCTTAATGCATTTTGCATAGTATTCATGTAATAACCTTTATCTAAAGTATTAGTGTCCCAGTTATATACATACCCACCTAGATTACCTTTATCAGTATCTATTTGGTATTTATCAAGAAACATTCCTGTAGCAAATCTTTTATAAAAAGTAAATGCGCGGTACCCTAAATATTTTTCAGCTTGTGGTGTATCAAATACATCCATTAAACCTGTTGTCTTTTTCTGTGCAGATTGTAATAAGAATTTCATATTTAAAAATCCTTCCATGTTACCCACAGTGATTTTATCTCCAGGCTCAAGTTTTGATATATCAGTTATACCACTTCTTTTTTTAACTTGTTCAGCTGTTATATTATATCTTTTAGCAATGCTTTCAAAAGTATCTCCTCTCTTATACTCATGCTCTACTTTTTTATAGTCATACATTGGATCAATACCATCTTTTAATTTTAAAATTCCTCTATCATCTGTTTCCCATGCATCAGCATAAGCTATATCTTCAGAAGAACCAGCTTGTGGAATGTATTTGTTATACATCATGCCCCAGAACATCTCTAGAGCAGCCTCAAGTTCCATTGTTCTTCTAAAGTCATAAGCATATGTTAAATCTGCTAAGTCTTTTAGTTTTGATCTTGATGATGATTTACCAAAGTTTTTACCAAACATTGCTGTAGGATCCATCCTTTCTACTAACTGTATGTCAGCTGATTTAATTCCTTGCTCATATACATCTTTAAATACCCAGAACATTGCAGATTGTTTGGCTTTTGCATACCCCTTTGCTAATGACATTGGTGTAACATTTTTACCACCTGCTGCATATATAGCATTTTGATAAAGCATCCCCCAACGGTTTTTAATAGCTGACTGTGGATCAAATGCAATAAATGCTCTTGAAGATCTTCTAAATAATCCTTGAATAATTTTAGTTAACCATGCATTTTCTTCATCAAATGTTCCAGTAGTTTTACCATAAAAGATTTTTTTAACTTGATGTTTTACTGCACCTAATCTTCTATTATCATCTTTAGATAAGAACTTCCTTTTACGTGTTCTTTGAAATTCTTGTTGATCAATATTTGTTAAATCTTTAATACCATTTTGAGAAAGGACACTTTCCAAAGCTTTAGCAATTGGTTCATTTTCCAATAATACTTTTTGTTCTTCTAAGGATAAAAGATAATCATACATCCCCCGTAATACATCTTTAGAAACACGTTTTTGATCTAAATTGTATAAGCCTCTAATTCTAACTTTATTAACTGGTCTTCCATCTAAGTCTGTTGGAACCAAATTAAAATTAACATCATGATTAAATCCAAACTCTGCATCATCTACATCTTTACCAAACCATGTTTTCCATAAACCTTTAAATCCACCAACTCTATCTATCAAATTTTCTTTAGCTTCTCCAGACGCAACATATTCTAAATTACCTCTTTTTCTAAACCTTGGCATTTCTAAGTACAATCTACTTGAAACAGGTTTATTTTTTTGAATTTGAATCATAGATTCAGTTATAGCATTTAATAAATCAAATTCTGGCCCACCAGCATTTTTCATTTCTTCATATTCTTCATTTTGATATTTTTTATCAAATGCTGAATTTGGATCACCAATATTATACTCTCTAGGTAAATAGTTACCTTTATTATCTACAATAGTACCTACATAATTATCCCAACTTTCACCTCTTGGTATTGTTAAAAATTCACTTTTTATTCTACTCTTAGTATATTTACCAGCTGGTCTTCCTATAATTTTTCTTTCTGTCTTAGTTAAAGGGTCAATGATTTCTGTTACAACATAATGATCAGGATTGTTTGGAATCTTCATTGTCCAGGCTGCAATTCTAAAGTTTTTAATTACATTCCTATTTAAGTCCACATCATATACTTCCTTTTGATAATGATTTCTACCATACCATTTTGCAAACTCTGGATTTTCTAAAGCTTTAACTAAATTTTCTCCATTTATCCATTTATCTGCATTATCTGTAGTCATTTCAGGAAGTTCCATATCTCTTATAGCATAATTAAATGCTTCAAGATAATAGTCTGTTGGAATTTTACTTTCAAGTTCTCTTAATTCTGCAAATCTTGATTTAAGTGCTGCTAATTCTGCAGGAGTTAAACCCATCTCATTTTTAATAGAAAGGATTTCTGCATAATCTTTTCTTTCTTCTGGAGTTAATTGAGTTCCAGCAGCGGCTTTTGCAATATAAGAGTCATATCTAGATGTTTGATCTTTTGTTAATCCAGTTTTTCTATCAAACTGTTCTTCCAATCTTACTATTTCATCTTCTATTTTCTTTAAAAGATTAATTTGTTCAGGAGAAAGGTTTAATCCATTAGGTTGCCCGTTAGCATCTGATGTAGAGGTAGATAAATTAAATCTAGTTTTATAAAGTTCAGCTAAGTCTAATGCTATTTGAGATTTTTTATCAGCAACCTTTGCAGTTATTTTTCTGATCTCCTCTAATATTCTTTTTCTTTCAGCATAAAACTTAGATGTATACGCTGTTTTAAAATTAGACCTTAAGAATTTATCAATCTGCTTTTGATATTCATTTTTAGTTTCCCCTTCTTTAGGTTCAGCTTCCGGGTCTATACCTTTGGCTATCAATCTATTATGAAAATTATCTAGATCTTTTTGTACTCTATCTGAATCTATATCATAGTCATACATGTTTCTTGACAGCTCTCTGTGTTTTTTTCTTAGCAAAACTCTTTGAAGTTCTTCACCTTCTTTTGGCTCACCTTGTAAATTGTATATATCAAATAATCTGTTGTACTCTAATCTTGCTTGTTCTTCTGAATCATTAAAGTCATATAAGTCTTCTAAGTCTAAAAAGTTTACATTCTTTAATGTATTCATTTTAGATAAAGCATTTTGCCTTTCTACATATGAATCAAAAGCAATTTTAGGAGAAATTGTTATTTCTTGTCCTGTAAAAGGATCTGTTACTACAGCTCCTGTATTCCAAATTTTTTGAATGTCATAGAATTCTTTTGTATATCTTCTATGCATATACTTTTCTTCAAAGTCTTGAATAGCTTGATAAGCATCTTTCATAGCCTGCTTATCATTTTTAGCCCTAGCTTCTTGAAAATTATTTTGAAGTTTAGCTAAATCATATCTATAGTTTTTAAACTTATTCTTAAATGTCCAAACTTCTTTTTCTTGAAAGTCTCCATTGTTATCCACATAACCAACTTTATCTAAAAACAATAGCATGTCACCAAGCTGATTTGTTTTATATGGTTGATAACCAACAGCATTTAATAATGGTAGTAACTTATATGTTATTTCATCTGCCTGATCTTGTGCAGCTTGTTGAGCTTCAAATATTTTAGTCTTTACAAATCTTGTAAATGAACCAGCAATTGGATCATCCATGTTTGCATACGGAGTAATAAATGCTGTGTAGAATGATAAATCTCCTCTCTCCCCTCTTAAGTATTCTTCAATTTGTTTTTTACCTAAGCGTTTAAACATATACTCATTTACTGCTTTAACAACTAGCTTAGCTCTTCTAGGAGTTATATCAGTTAACTTAAGGTCTTTCAATGTATAGGTCTCTCTATCTTCAGTGTTAATTACATTTTCTATAAAGTTATTTACATCTTCTTCAGAGTAACCTTCTGCTTTTAAAATTATACCAACTCTTTCTTTTAAACTTTTTTCAATAGAATCTTGCATTAACTCTGTTTCATCTGCAAAGAAGTCAGAGATAAACTTAAATTCTATTTCCGCTATTTTTTTATTAGCATTTTCAACTGAGTTTTGTATTGAGTTAAGAGTCTTATAAAACAAAGTTTCCTTATCAAGAGGTAAATCTTTTAACTTATCAAGCAGAACCTGTTGATTTTGTAAAGATGTTTTATAATAAATAACTCTTGAAATATTTTCATTAGTTTGACTTTCTACTTTTGTCAAGTCATCAAGAATTTTTTCAATGCTTTCAACAAATGTTTCTATTTCATTTAATGAGTTTGTAAGTGCTAATGCTCTAAGTCTTGTTTCAGATTCTATATCTTCTACAGCTCTAATAACATTTTCTGGATCTATATCTTCTGCTTTTACATTTACTGTTTGATACTTAGAAAGTTCTTCACGGATGTAATTTAAAATTTTTGTTCCGCCACTTTTAACTAATAGGTCCTTTACTTTAAATGGAACTTGCTTCAAACTATTAAGCTGACGCATGTTATTATCATAGATTCTATTAATCTCTTCTTGTAATCTTTCAACTGGAATACCTTTAAGCTCATTAATCCTTCTAGCTACTTCACTTTCTAGTTTTTTAAACTCAGGATTATTAACATTAAAAATTTCAAAAGATTCAATCTGAAACTCCTCATTAGCAAGCATATTGGCTAATTGATCTAAAGTAGTACTTTGACTTAGTTTATTTAAATTAATCTTTGCTGCCACCTTTGGACTAAATGCTTTTCTAATAACTTTCTTAATAGCAAACATTAGTTTATCTAAGAACTTTTTAAAAGCTGAAGATGGAGCTGTCCCCTTTCTTTCAATAGAGGTAACTAATGCTTCCCTCATAAATGCTTTTGATCCCTTTTGAAGTTTGGGATATAGTCTTTCTATATATGCTATAACATCCATACCTTCTGGAGTCATACTTAATTCAGCATATAGATTATTAAATAGCTCAGGGTTTTCTTGTTCAATACCTTTTATTAAAGGATGTGCAAATTCGTGTAGTACATTATCTACTGATAGATTACCTTCTACAAAATATACTTTATTGCCAAAGAAGAATGCTGGTTCTCCATCATATTCTGTTGCAGTATTTTTTAATAATATTTCTGCAGCTTCAGGAGTTACTAACTCCCATTCTACATTCATGGCATCTGATAATTTATCAGCAAGCGTAGTAGCAATTTCTATTGCTCTTTCACTTTCAGCATTATATGTATCTGCAGAAGCTTCTTCAGCTGTCATTCTTGTTACAATAGCAGCTTGTCTTCTAAACTCTGCTTCTGTAATGTTTGGATCCACACCTAATGTTTCTTCAGAGTTTCTGCCAAATAAATAATCATCTGTATAATCTACACCTGCTCTTTTAGCATCTTCCTCTTGTATCTTTCTAGCCTCCTCTTCATATAATTCTTGTTCAGGAGTTTTCTCTTTAAACTCTGGTTTTATATAAGCCCCTGTCTTAATTATATTTTCTAAATCTGACACAGGTTTATTTGATTGAGTAGCATCTACAATTCTAGACTGCGCTCTTTCTATTTTACCTTCAATGTCTAATTTACCTTTAACCTTTCTAAGACCCCAAGTATTTAAATCTGCTTGACCAATTTGTTCTAGATTGTATAACATGTATACTGTCGAAATATTATTGGCTTTGTTATAGTTATTTTTTGTAGAGACAGCTTTCATCAAACTAATCTTTTGACTGTAGCTTATCTCTTTAGGGAAACTTTTACCAATTTCTTCTTTAACTTTAGAAATTGGAACTAAACCTAATGCTTCTTTAACATTTTTATTTTTAATGAAATCATTATAGCTAGGTGTTTCACTATTAAAAAATTCCTGAATAAGATTAGAGACTTTTGTTTCTCCAAAATCTTTTACCATTTTTTGTACATCAGGATCACCAAAGTTTAAACAGAATGACATAATCTTTATCTTTTACATTTCATATAATAATCTAGAGCATCCATTATATCTAGATCTGGATTTTTAACTTCTTCATTTGCAAACCAATCTTTAAACTCTTTTGAATTTAATACAATGGTTTTATTTTGATTTTCCAAAGTTAAATTATTTTCTTCTTCTTCTTGACTAAATAAATCTAATTGTTCTCCTGGTCCAGGTTTTTGAGTACCTCTAAGCTCTTCTCTAACTTCCATAAGTAATTTTGGAAACTCTTTACCCCATTTAGTTTTATCTTGAGTATGTGTAAGAGTAGCATTACCTGTAGCAAGTAATTTAGCAAGGGCATCTGGATTTTGTTCAAAAGAAAGTGTAAGTATATTTTTCATTACTCCTGATGAATCTCTATCCCAAGTTGCAGTTGATAAATCTTTAATTTTAGCTCCTAAACTTTTTGCTTGAGCTCCAGTTGCAGTTTTTAATTTTTCAAGTATCTCTAAATTTTCTTTACTTGCAGGAGCACCTAATAAAACAGCATTTGTAAAAAATATTTTCATAGCTTGGAAAGCACCTTCAGGAGTTCTGAATGTTTGACCATTAAGCGTTACAGCTCTGTCAGCAAAATTACTTAACTCAGCATTTTCTCCTGTACCAGCATAAATATTGATTTTAATATCAGATCCTGGTAAATTAGTACTAGGTTGAGTAGTAATTAGTTTATCAAAATTCTCATTAAATACTATATTAGAAGGTATTGGTCCTGCATTAATAAACATATCTGCCATTTCTTGACCTGTATAACCATTAAGATTAGTTCCAGAGTAATCAGATACTAAAAATTCTTTAGTTGGATTTTCTTTAGCATACTCATACAACTTTTTAACACCCTCTATAATTTCTTGAGGAGTTTTACTTTTCTTTTTTCCAGGACTAGTTACAGTAGTTATACCCCATGCTTTTCCTGAATCAGACAATCTATTATCCATTTTTTCACCTTGCTTAACACCAGCAATTCTGTATGCAACTAATGCTGCTCCTCCTGTACCTTTAGAAGGATTTCCATTAATACCAAGTGGATTAGAACCAAATACAAATATTTGATTAGGCTGTAAACTTGTTACTTTTCCTGAATAAGTTTTTCTTTCAGTAGGTTGAGTAGTAGGTGCAGTAGCTTTTCTCCAAGTACCGATAGGTTGACCATCAATTTTTATCTCAGAATAATTATATCCTTTAGCTTCAAGATTTTGATACAATCTTTTTTCACCAGTATTATAACTACTTGAATCTATGTAAGCTTTATTATCTGTAAGAATAGTAGCTCCAGCTTCTATGGCTTTAATTGCTTCTCTGATAGTTTTATCTTGTTCTCTTTTAACAACGGTTGCATCACCTCTTAGTCCAGGAACAGATACAAAGATTACATCTGTACCACTATATTTACCAGTATTTGCTAAAGTACCAGCTTGTTCTCTATAGATCTGTGTAGTACTACGTTTACCATCTTTACCAACTATACCTTCTCCAAAACCAATAAACTGTGTAGCTATGCTCGCTTTTGTTACAGCTTTAGCATCTTTAACTCCCGCTTGAGGAATAACTGTAAATCTGTCTTTCTTTTCAAATGTTGGAGTAGTAGATACAAATGCAGCTGATACAAAGTTTTTAAAGATTCTATTTCTAGGATTCATACTTATATTAAATACTCTATCCATGTATCTTTGTTTATCTTCAAAGTTTTGGTTGTTAAAGTCTACTGCTGCATTATTCATAATTGCAACATAGTCTTCAAATGGTAAGATTTCATTAAAACCAAATCTACTATACCCTACTCCATTCTGATATACTGCAACAAGTGGTAGTGCACGGAACATGTCACTGATGTACTTATTTTGTATTGGATCAGCTACTTTAGATACATTAGGATCAGCTAGATCTTTAATGTTTTGATAGTATTGTTCTGCCACATTTCCTTTACTTAATAATCTAGAATTATTTAAAGTAAGAATTTTCTGACCATCTTTAACTTCTGGAATAGATAGTTGTGATAATAAACTATATTTATCTTTTAACTCAGGATGTTGATTTATAATATCAAAAATATCTTCTGCAAATGAGTATCCTGTATTTTGGAAGAACACATCTTTTGTAAAGTATTTAGCTAAAATATCTGAAGGAATGTTTAACAAATCTTTTTCAGATTGTACATACCCCACCATATAATTTTGGAACACAGAATTAACCATGTTATTTTTTATATCAGATATGAATGTTTCAGTATCACCAAATCTTTTTACTATTTGAAAACTATTAGTCTTTATAAGACTTATAATGATATCACTTATGTCTTTTGAATTTCTTAATGGAAACACTGGCTGTACTAAATCCTGAACAATTTGATTGTCAAAAAATGTAGATAAGATAGATTCTTTTCTTAAAGCTTTTACTACTTTACCTTCTACTCTTGAGTCATTTTCAATTTCATCAAGAAGTACATTTCTATTAATTACTTGCTGTAAAGTTTTAGATATTGCAGTATCCGGATTAGATAATCTCATTAACTCTTGGTATCCTGAGAACTGTTTTTCTAATTCTAATACATGAAGTAATGTAGCAATTTGATGATCTCTAAATTTAGGGTCATTTGGATTATCAAGAATTTTATTTAAATCTTCAATATTAAATTGCCCATCTTCATTTAAGATGTTACCTTTTTCTATAAGAGCGTCTAATGCTTTTTGTTCTTCTCTAACTAACTTTGGTGCTTCTTTTGAATCAACAATAAATTTTGATAACACTCTAGCTGCTGCAACTTCTTTATCAGGAATTTTTATTTCTAGACCACTTTGACTAATTTTAGTTCTAGGTATACCGCTGTTGTCAGTAATAAGATCTGAGTAAGAACTTTTTAAAAGTCTTTGTTCTTTTGCATACTCCCTTACTAATGGTTGTGACAAAAACTTAATTGCATATTCTCTTGTAACTCCTGACTTAAATAACATAGCCATTAACCCAATCATTTCTTCATTACCTTGGATAAAGAATATCCATGCATTTTTCTCAACATCCACAGAACCATTCATTAATTGTGAATATAGTTCTGATATTAAATCTCCATCTACTGTAGTAATATCTGAAAGTGATATTCTACCATCTTTAGTTTTATTATGAGGTAATAATATTCTTGATTCTCTTCCTTTTTGTTTTTTATAGGTGTATGTTTTAGGCATTGCTGCACCTAAAGTATTTAGTACCGGGTGTAAAGCATTGTAGATAGCTACAATACCCAATACCCTCTTACCAATCATATTTGCTTCATGCTTGTGTAAGTTGTATAATGGCTCTAATACTCTAGTGGGGCTAATAGCTTTTTCACCTTTTGTGTTTAGTCTTCTATCTTCACCATGATAGTTTTTAAATCTATCATAGTCTGTTACCTTGTCTTCTAATTTATCTGCCAATTCATCTTTCAAAAGATATGTAGCATTTGGTCTAACAAGAGATGCATAGTTCTCTGGTAAACTAAGTATGTTAGATAGGCTAGTAATTAGTTTATTCTCTAAAGCTGCCTTTTGAGTACTCAGTAATCTAGCAGTCATTTGCTTTCCTTCTTCTGTATCTTTATTTTGATCAATAAGATTTTGAAGTCTCTCATTAGACATTGCTGATTCTATAAACTTTCCAGATTTATCCAATGATGGCATAAATGTAGTAAGTTTATCAACGTCAAAGTCAGCTCCTGACTTAGCAACTATTTCTGATGGTGGTATAATAATTGGACCAGCAGCCTCATCTAAGAACTCATATACTTCCATATATTCCATAGAGTTAAGGCCTTGCACAGGAATCCTAACAGCAATCATGGTAATTGCTTTTCTATTAGCTCCATCATTTGCATTTAACCATTCATCATCTTTAATAGCCTGGTTTAGCCTTTCTCTTGTACCAATTTTTTCCCCTTTGTAATCTAAGTTTAAAAGATTAACAAAGTCTCCCTGAAGAGCAATAGCAACTTTCATTGCTGAAGTTCTATCTTTATCATAGTTATAGAAAGGTAAGTTATTAGTTCCCATGAACTTTCTTACTTGTTCTACATCAGCTTTATCAAATTGAATTTGATTATCCCAGATACCATTAGTCATTGCACTAGATACCTGTACTAATGCTTCACCTTTGATTTTTTGTCTTACTAATCTTTTTTCAATTAATGAAACAATAATTTTTTCAATCTCATCTGCTCTTAAATGGAAAGATAAATCTGTTTTCAAAGAGTTATCTGGATTCATATTGATAAACTCAATATGGTGTTCTGGGATATTCTTTCTACCCAACTCTCTTTGTACAAGCTCTAAGAAGTTTTTAAAATTTCCAATGTATTTACCATCTTCAAACTTATAACCAATCTCATTAAGTAGTTCCATTTTTAAGAACTCACCATATGCATCTACTGCATCTTCATAATCTTTAACTAAAACTTGATTTTTAACTGTAAGTTCACCATTTCTATATAAGTTAGATAGGATAAGTTTTCTTAACTGAGTAGCAAATACTGTTTTGTTTTTATAAGATACAGGAACTTTAGTAACATCTTTAAGATACTCAAGGTATACTGTGTTTGGAGTAAACTTAATATCTGTCTTTAATGATTTTTGTTCATCATCATTATAAATTTTATCAGCTACTGCTTTTCCTTTTTCATTAACCTCAGATGTAACACTACCAACTTTAGAACCAGTCTGGAAAGTAACATACTGAATGTTTTCCTTAATCATTTGCTTATGTAAAGATTCTAAATCAGAATTCTTTATCATTGATGGAATAAGAGGAGCTAAGGCAAACTTATGCATTGCCATTACTGGTAGTGATGTATTAGCCAAGTGTCCAAAATTTTGCACTTTATATACCGGGAATGCTTCAATAATATCAGAATACTTAACAGGTTCTTTTCTTATTACCTTTACATATAATTGTTCTTGTAAATCACTCCACTGGTTAGATGCAATTTTAAGATTTCTATAAGCATCAAATGTAATCCATCCTTGACCATCTCCTTCCTCCATTTTTCCATAAGGCTTAAGATCCTGAGCCACACGCATTTCTACTTCCTCAGATAGTTTATCAGCTGGAACTTTTCCTTTAAGTCTCTCTGTATAATCTTTTCTTAATTCTCTTTCAATTATAGGAGAATAAACAGATTCTCTCACAATATCTTGAATAATGGCAGAATTAAATTTACCTGTGTAAGCAAGAGTTTCTAATCCTTCTGCTTGTGCATAAGATAATTTACCATTCAATCCAGTTAAATAATTTCTTATTGACTGATCTGTTCTAATCTTTAATCCACCAGAAGTTCCACCAGAGTTTCTCTTGTGCATCTCTTCTTTTTCATGATTGTATTGTACAATATCACCATAGAATAAAGTAGCAGTTTCAAAATTTTGTACCCAAGAATTTACTGCATAAGCAGAAATTAAAACTTCTTCAGCTTTCTCTTCACCAAGATTAAATACAGCTAGTTTATCTAAAAGATCTGGGCTCAAATATTTAGCTTCATTGTAATAGTTTTGTAAATCTTTAACTTGATCAGTAAAATATGTAGTAACTTCATCTAAGATCTTTTTATATAGATCTGGATTAGTTTTAATGTAATCTTCAAATCTTACATTAGGATTTGTTACTGCAGCTAATATTTCTTCTTTAGTATCTTTTGTTAATACATTATCAAATGCAGTAAAGTTTTCACCGGCCATAGTACCATCTGCAAGTTCTCTATTGTATCCAGCATATGTCTTAAATAAATCTCTATTTGTTTTAAATTTATTTATTCTTTCTAACTCACCAGCAATGTATGGGATCATGTGATTTTTAACAAGATACTCATATGCATTACCTGTTGCAAATTTATCTGTGTCTACCCATAATCTTGTATCTTCACCTTTACCAACACCACCTAAAATACCACCTTCTCCATCTATTCTAGCTCCAAAAGATGATGACTTAGATGCATGTCTCATAAACTCTATCATACCACCTTTAAGCATACTGTGTAGTTCTTGTAAGAACTTACCTCTAGCATCTAATGAGGTTGTATTTGTTCCATCCTCAATTGCTTCTACCTGAGTACCTGAGTTTATAAATAGCTGTAAAGATTTTCCTGTTCTTTTAGCCCAGTTGTATACACCATCTTCTGTATCATTTTTATCAAACAAAGTATTGATAATACCAAGTCTAGTAGTAAATGAATTAATTAATGGATTTAAATAACTCATATATTCAAACTCACTACCTGGTGTCCACGCCTCTGATAAATTTTGCATTTTATTCAGAGCATATGTTATATAACTTATAGTGTGATCATCTATATGTTCAAATACAAGATTTTTTTCTGCATTTAATACTGCAAAGTTTGCAGAGTCAAAACCATACTTAGCTTGTAAACCAAGAATTCTATCTATAGCATTCTTTTGTCTTACTACTTTTTCAGAAATAGTACCTGCACTAAATCCAGAACTTAACTTACCAATTGGATCTAACAAAAATTCATTTATTTCATCTGCTGTTTTTTGTGTTGTCTTTGGATTCTTCATTGCTTGATCTATATCATACATATTTCTATAAATATATATTAGACCATACATTTGTTTAGCTCTCTGATTTAGATTCAGTTCATTTTTAATAATTGATAAATCATCTAAATATAAACCTATTGCTCTTGCAAATTCATAAGCTCTATTAGAATCTAATTTTCCATCTTTACCAAATTCTTCTACAACATCTGCAACTTTTAAGAATGCAACATTTTCTGCAGTTCTTCCAATGAATTTATTTTCAAGATCACTTTTAAACTTAGATTGAAACTTACGCATTAAGCTCATTGTTTCAATTGAAGCTTTAGTAACTTCAGCAATGTTATTATCAAATACTGTAGTTTGTAAATAAGTTACTCTTGTTTTTTGAAAGTCTTGCCAGAATGAGGTTAGAGTATTTACTTCAAATCTATTTCTCTCATTAATAACAATCTTACCATCTTGAATTGTGTATCCCGGAAGCTTTCTTAGTAACTGTTTGAATTCTGGATAAATTGTTTGTGCAGCAGTTCTAATATTTTCAAGCATTTTAGATGGATTCTTTTCTCCATTAATAGCCCGAATAGTATTATTCCATGTAGTTGCAAAATCTGCAAGCTCTGGGTACCCTAATTCATTAAGTACTACTTTACCGTTTTGCATTTTATGTAAACTGGATAATAAAACAAGAGTCTCTGAACTTGCTAAATCCAATAAAGACTTAGTTTGAGTATCATCTTTTATACCTAAACTTTCACCTTCAGGAGTATTTGTTTTTGGATTGCTGTTTCCTGTTTGAGATTGTGTAGTTGTATCATCTGCCTCTTCATCTACCGCTTCTTTAAACTTTTTGTTTAGGATTTTATAATCACTATTCTCATTATGATATGCAATTACTCCTGACTTTTTATCACCCCAGTTTTTAAGTGCAGTTTCAAATATTCTTATTTTATTTTCAAGCTTTTCAATTTCTAATGCCTTAGTAGGATCATCTTGTATTTTTTCTAATTCTTCTTTAGCCGTATCTAATTTATTTTGAAAATCTACTTTAGCTTCAGCATATATTTTTTCTTTAGCGTTTTCATTTGTAAAGATTCTTATAGTTGCCTCTTTAGTACCAGCTTCTTCAGAGTATTGATCTGCTCTTAATGAGAAGAAAGAGTCAATACTTTGTGATACAAGATTACTATCCTGTTTATCTAAAGCATCAATTGAAGTTTCAGATATATCTTCTATACCTCTATTAAGTTCCTGAAAGTTGAATGTATTAACAAGCGGAGAATATTTATTTAAAAACTTCTGGCTATTCTTTTTATTCTTACTTGCTAAGTATAACTCATTAAAGAGTTTATCTTTAGTACTTTTAGATTTAAATAGATTATTTAAGAAGTTTAAAATCTTTCTAAATATACTATTTCTTTTAGGTGAGTTAGCTTTAACACCTTGTTCTTTTGCATAAGTTCTAAATTCTTCTGCAAGATATTCCTCAAGTTGTCTATATGTAGCTTCACTAAATTTAACTTTGGTACCATCTAATAGTGTAAAGCTTCCTTTTTGTTTTGCAACTTCATCATATAGTGCCTTTCTTTCAGTTGGATTTAAGAATAACTGAGTAAATCCGTGCCATGCTTCATGGTATACATCTACTATACTACTTCTCTGACTAATTTGAATTTCACCATATTTATTATTTAACACAGATCCGTATGCAATAAACTTTGCATAAACATCTGAGTTAACTATGTTCACCATTGTCTTGAAGTCAATGAATTTAGAAAGTGGAGAATTGTTCCACCAAGTCTCTGCATTCTTTATATCTTCTGGAGTTATATTTTCTAAACCTAAATTTTTACCGGATCTGTACATTTTATCATCATCAAACAAACTACCAAGACCTCCTTTTTCTGGTTCTGGTGTATTTTCAGGCGCAATAATATTATCTCTTTCTTCTTTTGGTGTTTTAACAACTGGTTCTGTAGCTGTCTCTATTTCAGTATCTTCCACAGAAAGTTCAGAAGGAATGCTAAACTTAATATATGTGTTATAAAATCCAGGATCTGTGCTTTCAGATATTTTAATGTTTGCACCATCTAATGTTTCTAATAATGGAATATAGGGTGCATTATATTCATCACTAAGTTCTCCTGTTTCTAAATTATAATCTCTATAAGCGTTTCTTGATAAAACATCTACATTATAAGTCATTTTAGCGGGATAAGGTTTACCCTTTCTACTATCACCTTTTGCATATCTTAAAACATCATATACTAAATCATATTTGTTATTTAGTTCATCATTTAATAAGGTATATGTAGCACCTGTTCCATCACTATATGTTTTTTCAGTATACTGAAAAGTAAGTGCGTCTGTTCCAGCATTATAAAGTAATGTGTGTCTTCTTGCTGTCATTGCAGCTTTATCAGAAAGAAATTGATTTACAAAATCATACTTTTGTTTATTAGATAGTTTAGGATTTGTAAGGACTGACGTTATCTTTTGTATTAAAACTTCAGATAAATCTGGTTTATCTAAAGGGTATATTTTACCATTTAATGTAATTTCCGCAGATATATTAGATCCTTTTTCAATTACTGGTGTAATAGTTTTAAATGTTGCATTGTTTACAAAAGGAAGAGACCTTAAGTTTTTTAATGATATTTTCTTTTGTGCTAAGCTTTCTGGAACACCCGCACTTAATTCAACAACATTTAGAGGGTTAATCTTTTGTTTATTTATGACAGCTTGTTTTACTTCATACAATTGTTTTAATTCTTCTTGTTGAAGTTTCTTAGCTTCTTCTACAGTAATCTCTAATTTTTCTGCTACCATTTCTGGTGTTTGAATTTGATTACCATAACCATATTGATTTAAAGCATCATATTCTCCAGCAGCATTTTTATTTACGTTTCTTAAAAACTGATATACTATCTTACCACCTTCTTCTTTAGTAGTAAATTCCCCCTCTTCTGTAAAGTGATAGTAGTTTCCTTCTTCATCTGATAATACTAAAGCAATTCTGTTTTGTGTTTCAACACCCTCTGGTCTATTTACATTAGTTATTGATTTAGTTCTAACTACATCTTGAGCAGTAGTGTTATCAATATCTGCTTGGTTTGTATCATAAAGATCTAATAATCTAACAGGAGTCAGCTTTAATACTTTACCGTCAACCACTAATGTACCATCAGTTACTACAGCTTGCTCAGCACTAATTTTACCTTGTATTTTTTCTATAGTACTATAGATTCTATTTTTATTAGCATCCGGCTTTTCACTTAATAATTTTAATTTATTATTTGGGTTAAGTTGTATAAGTTGCTGGAAGGTAGTACTAAGCCAACCAAATGGTCTAAATCTAAAAGGATCTTTTATCTCTTTAGGATTTTCAATTTCAGTAGGTAAGCTTGAGATAAATTGGTTTGCTACAAGTAATTCCAGTTTGTCTTTATCAGACATCTCTGGTTTAAAATAGTTTAGTACATTCTTGAAACCATCCTTTTCATTTTTAAAATCTACAGCTAATGATTTTAATGCATCCACAGAAAAATCTAAAGCATCAAACTGTGATTTTACACCAACAGCTCTCATAATACCAGGTGCTTGCTGTAAAAATTTCATTGCTGTTGCAACATCTTTTTTCTCAGCAATTTGTGTAAATAAATTTTTCATGTAGTTATTAGCATTAAAAGGCTCATTAGCCTCTAATGAATTCAACATGTTTTTATATACATCTTTATATAAGTTCTCTACTTGAGTTGGTGATAATGCGCAAACTATTTTCATCTTCTTAACAATCTAAGTCATCTAATAAATTATCTCTTGTATCTTCTTTTTTAGCTTGATCTTCTAAATCTTGTTGTCTAGAAGCAGCATCTTTGCCATATAATAAATCTGAAACAGTATCTGTAGATTCTTGAGTAACTCCTTCACTCTCATCAACTACAGGACCATCTGTTTCTTCTCCACTAAACAATGTAGCTGCTGGTTTAAATTTCTTTTTAAATTCTTCTACACTCATTTCCATTTTAGTTCTTTTACCTTCTGGTTTAACAGTTATTCTATCTCCGGAAATTTGTGATATAACTGCTGTTTGATTAGCACTTAAAAACTTCCTTCCATTAGCTGTAAAGATATCACTTTCTGAGTAAACTTGATCACCTTCATTGTAAGTAATTATTTCCCCCTCTTCAGTTTCATCCTGTACTTTTAGAGATTCTTTTCTTGCTTCTATTAAATTATTTAATTCTGCAATCTGTTCTGCTGAATATTTTAAACTATTCATTGCAAGATCAACCATAAGAAGTTGTAACTCATCAAAGTCTGCTTTTTCAATTTTAGATTTTAAAGCATTAAACTCTTTTAAATTATTTGTTTCTCCACCTTCTTCCCCTTCTGGGTTTTCATCTTCATAATCTGTGTTTTCTACATCATCTAGATTAGGATCAGTGATTATATCCTCAACAGTATTAGATGGTACTGTACCATTAAACTTAGGTGCTGTCTCAGGTATCTCAGCATTAAGCTTATCATACATTTCTTGAGTTGGCTCTAAAGGAAATATAGTTTTACCTTTCTTTAATAGAGTTGGAGCACTAGGTCTTTTTGCAGTAAGAATTTTACCAGTTGTTATATCTGAAGTAGTTTCAATAGGTATGATAGCTATCTCAGCATCTATACCAAACATATTTTTCAATAGTCTAGCATATACCATTTGTTGATAAGTATTCTCAATTTGTTTTGCGTAGTTCTTATTTTCAGAATTATTATAACCATTCCATTTGGCTGCCTCTCCTGTTTTAATATCAACAATTGTAAAATTACCTTCTCTATCAACAAGAAGTAAGTCAATTTCTCCGGCTACATTTGCATCTTCATCATATACTATAAGACCATTTGCAACAACAATAAAATCACCTGTATCTATATAGTCTTGTATAGATTGATAAATACCATTTCTTCCATATAAACTATCAAATGCTTCTTGTGAAATTTTATTTAGATCTGGTTGAACTTTTTCACCACTAAAATATTTTTTAGTTAAGTCATCAATTACATTACCTCTATCTCTACCCCACTGGTAAGTAGCTTGTTCTGTAATAAAATTAATTGTTGCATCTCTTAAACCTTCTAAATCATCTTCTGGAGCTTTTGTTGTTTCAGGTAGTTTAACAAGTTCTTCATTAATCCATTTTTGTTGATTTGGAGTAATTTTATTTGGATTACCATTATAAGCAGATCTTTCATTCCACTCTTCAAGTATATTGTTTAACTGTTCTTTAGAAGTTATTTTTTTAAGTCTAATTGCCTCAGTTAAAGCATTAAAGAATGCGAAGTTTAATCCCATAGTTGTACCACCAGAGATAGAAGAGTTTCTTATATTTTCCTCTGCCTTTCCTAATAACTCATTATAAGTTACTTCTTCTACATCAGCTTTAGTATCTGTAGAACTTTCCTTACTAGCTCTTTCAGAATCTAATCTTTGTTTTTGTTCTGGAGAAAGTCTATCCCACAGCTTAGGATTTTGTATTTTAGTATAATCTTCTGTTTCAATTAACTCTACAGTATCCCCTTCTTTTTCATATATTTCAGTTAACTCTTCAATATTTTTAGCTTTCAGTCTATCAAATGGACTCCAATTTCCTTTTTCATTTTTAATTTCCCATGTAGCAGAACCATCAAGAGAAGTTGTTACTCTAAGTTCACTAGTGTCTCCAGATGAATTAGTTATTTTTACAGTTTCTCTTTTAACTGATATACGGCCATTATAATCATTTCTAGATGTAGCATCTGTAGAAGCAGGGGCCCTATTTGATCTAAAGTCATTTACAAACTTCTCTATAGCTTCATAAGATTTCTCATTAAATCCTGGAAGATTACTTGCTTTTAAAACATCAATAAAATCTTTAACAGATTGTCCTTCACCTATTGTTAAATTATAAGCAGCTAAAAGAACATCTTTTTTATCATATTCATATTTTTTACCCAAGAACTTTTGAATAACATTTGTTACCCTTCTAAGAATCTTCTGACCAATTTTATATCCGGTTGGTAATGCTTCTATTCTTTCTTGTTCTTTCTGTAATTGATCAATTAATGCAAGAGCATTTTGCATTTCAGGTGTAAGAGATTTACTAACTCTGCTCTTAACATAAGCTTCTAATATTGAATACTTTTCTTGTAGCTCTTTTAATCTTACCTCATCATTTATAGATTTGTTTTTAGTATTCTCTATAGCATTGATTTCAAAATTATATTGTTGTAGTACAGATTGAATTTGTTTATCAGTAGCATTCTCTGCTGATATTTTTTTACCATTAGTTAAAGTAATCAATGGTGCAGCGGCAGTACCACCAGTTGTTGCAGCTTTTAACTTTTGTTCTTTTATGTACTCGTTAATAAGATCTAAAGCTTGCGGTTCACTTTTAATAAAGTTTACAAACTTATTTTCTAACTCATCATTAGTAAGGTTGTCTGGAAATAAATATTCATTATTTGGATCATCCCTATAGTCTTCAAATGCTGCTTTAAGTTGTTCTCTAAGTTCTTCAGGCATGTTTGCAATAGGAGTATCTGGAGTAAGTTCATCTATAGAAACTATACCACCTTCTACAATAACATTAGATGTTGCTGCTATTGATCCTTCTGCTGCCTCTGCTCTAAGTTGATCATACTTATCCTTAATTGCTTTAACTTCTACTGGATCTGGTTCTTCTCTATATGCAAAAAGTTTCCCGTCAGTAAGTTTAGCACCTATGTTTCCAGCTATTTGTCCTTGATTATTATTAAACTTAATGTTCCCATCACGATCTTTATAGAAAATAAGTTTCTCTTGAATACCATCTGGATTTATATAAGTAGCTTCTAAGTACTGATCAATCCCAATTTTGTCTTTAACAGAGTTAAGTGTAAATTCTTTATTTTCAATTACACCAAGTTCTTTTCTTACATTATACTTTTGAAGCTCATTAATTTCTTGTTGCTCCAATGCATTTAACATCTTTAAGTTTTCTGCAAGTTTTTGTTCTGGAGATTTTCTTTTTTCTTCTTGATTATTAAGATAATCCAATAACTTAAATTGCCCTACTGCTTGATTATATAATATACTACCTTTAGGAACTACTCTTTTATTAATTGCATCATAAAACTCTGTAGGAAGTTCACCGTTTAATTTCCAGTTTGCAAACTCTTCAAGATCAACATATATACCTTCAGAAGCCAAAGAATTTAATAAGTTGTTATACTGAATTCTTTTTGTTTGCTCTAGTATATTTTTTCTAAGCATGTCTTCTCTGTTGCTCCAGAGATCAGACATCCAAGCAAAATTATTTTCTACATGTTCTTCAAAACCTGCAGGGTCATTTAATATATTAATAGCTTCTGCAGTTTTCTGCGCTTCTTTACCTAATCTATAATAGTCTACAAGCATCTCAAATGCTTGATCCATATTACCCTCTAATAAAGTTTCATTGCTTTGATTAGCTAGAGACTTCATATACTTTTTGAATGAGCCTTCTAGATTAGCTAACATCTTCTCATTAGTAAAATCCATAGTAGATTCTACATCAGTATTAAGATCTTCTATTTCTTTTTCTAAATCAGAAATGTTTCTTTCTATTCTTTCAATTTCTACTTCTCTAAACCGAGTATCTTTTGTGTACTGATCATAGTACTCAGGAGATGAAATATTATTTTTTCTTTCATTTAACTCATCAATCTTATTGTTAAGTTCAATGATTCTACCCTTTTTATTTTTTAACTCTTGTCTTTCTTGAGTTCTTGCTTCATTTTTTTCAAACTGTTGAAGTCTAGTTTCAAGTCTTTGCTTTTCTCTTGTAAGTCTTACCTTCTCAGCGTTTCTTGGCTTAGCTTTTAACTTAGCATCAATGTCAGAAATTTGTGATTCTATAAACTGTACTTCATCATCTTCTTGAGACCTTGCAGTCTTATAGAAATGATTCATGAATGTGTTATAGTTTTCTCTAAACTCTTCCAAAGCTTTTAAAGATTCTTTTCTTCCAGCCAGTTGTTTTTTAGAACCTGGATCTGTTGAACCTTCTAGAGCTTCAATTTCTGTTTTAAGCATTCCTATTTCCCCATCTAAATCATTTTCATCAAATAGGGGTTGTACTCTTAATGGATCTACTTTACCTATTAGTTCATTAGATGTCATATATCTATAGACTTTTTGCATTCTGTCTAAAGTACCTTTATAGTTATCATTATAGAATATAACATTCCTTACTGCCTCATCCCAAGCTGTTGAGAATAATGCTGCTTTTTGATATTCTACTGAACCTTTCTTATAGTCATTTAGATCTACTGGGTTAGGATACATTTCCTTAACCTCATCATAGTTCTTAACAATGTTTTTTGTTTTATCTATTATGCGATCTATTTTCTCTGTGTGCCCTTCTGCTTGCTCTAAGGTTATTCCTTGATATTCAGCATACTCTTCTGTTGTAAGAGTTTTGATATTCTCTAAATGGTCTAACCAAATGTCTGTAGCACCTAGCTCAATCATTTGAGATATTTGTTTTACAGTAGCTTCTTCAATAGCATCTTGTTTTGCTTTTGTATCTGGATCAGCAATTTGATCAGCAAGTTTAGATTGTACACCAAGATTATATAATCTTGCGTTGTACATGTTTAAAGGGTCATTAGCAAAACTATCACTAACCTGTTTTGCCATTTGCTCATTATATTCAGCAAGCTTTTTTCTAGCAGCATCATACTTGGCTTTATTTCTAAATCTACCAGCTTGTTCTTGAATAAATGGTAATGCTTTATTTAATGGGGTCGCTAATGTACCCATTGCAAAACCTGAAAGAAATGTCTCAAAACCTCTTCCACTAAGTTGTTTTTTACCTTCCATATCTAAAACAAATTCTCCTCTTGCATTTGTTTCATATACTTGTGCTTGAAAGCCTTCACCTAAATGCTCCCAAAAAGATTTATCTTCTTTGTTTTTTTTATTTAAGAATGCTTCTGTATAGTAATAAGATGAAACAGGTTCTGAGTAAAATGCTTCAGTATAATAATCCTTAGAGGTTTTTGAAATCACATCTTGTAATGATTCTTGTACACCCTCCATTATATTTGCCTTGGTGTAACCAATTACTTTTCCAGCAGTTTTTTGAAAGCCTTGTTTCTTTATTGCTTGTACAGTTCCTTTCCAACCTTTCCAACCTCTTTTAATTGTTGAAAGTTTAGGAGTAAGAACTTCTTTACCTGTCTTAAGTGTTTTCTTTGTAAACTCTCTCACAGTTCTACCCGCCATATTTTTTTTAACATCAGTAATTTTCTTATTTAATATTCTGTTCAATCCTTTTTTAGGAGACATGATATTATCAAAAGCAACTTTGTTTGATGCATATATTAAAATTCCATTAGCAAGCAAAGCACCTTCTGATGCTTCTTTTGCTTTTCTGCGCATTTCATCTTGAATTTCTTCTGGTGGATCTTGCCCACCATGAGTTTCTCTATACTCATCATATAACTGATCAAAGGTATCTTTTCTAACAAAACCAGCTTCTAGTCTTGCTTCTGAAAGAGCCATATTAACATTTCTAACATCTCTATATAAACCTCCTACAGTTTTAAATGTAGCTGCACTTGCTTTTTCTAATCCAGTTAGATTTTTAGAATTTTTTGCAATATCTATTATAGCTTCAGTTGTATTACTCAATGGATTAAAAAAATCTAAAACTTTTCCACCTGTCGTCTTTCCAACCTTTTCTGCATTTCTTGCAACATTACCTATTGATCTATCAACTTTTAATGACTGCCAATAATTTCTTGCATCAGTAATATTATCTAATTTTTTTAATGTTGACCCCAACTGATTAGTTCTTTGTAAAATGCTTTCAGTAGCTAAAATACCTTTACCAACTTTTGGTGCACGACCAACATATTTAATACCTCTTGTTAAATTTTTACCAGCATTAAAGATAGTATACTCACTACTCAAACCTAATGTTAAAGCTTCTTCAGCTACAGCTTCTAACATTATACCTGCAGTATATCCAAAGTTTGTTAATAGGTTAGTACCAAATCCAGTTAATCCCCCTTTGGTAGATGATGCAATTGCTGATGCTTCAGCATATGCAGCAGCTTCTTCCGGGTCATCACTAAAATCACCCTTCATCATTCTTGCTAAACTATTTGGTCCAGAAGCAAAGCCTCTTGCAAATAGCGGGGCAAAACCATGCACAATAGATCTTTGAAATTCAGCAGCAGTTCCTGTACCTTCATTAAAGATTTTTTCATTGCTTTTAAATGGTGAAAATCCTATTCTTTCAAATGTCTCAGGACCATAAGCGTAATACCTTTTAAAATATGAATCACCTTTACTTCCAGCATTATAAGCATATGGAGTTAATTGGTCATTAGGATTATATAAACGCATTTCATTATCAAGTATTTTACCTGATGATTTATCTGCTATCTGCTCAAATTTTTTATTAAAATCTTCAATACCCGGCATGCTATATTAATTAGTCATTTAACATTATATTGACATCTTCACTTAACCCATTAATGGCATCATTTAATGCTTTATCTATATTATCCCCAAACTTGGTAATAGAATTTTTTTGTTGTCTTAAAATTTTAAGACGTCCAGGATTTTCTTCATCAAATCCATACCAGGTTGCAGTAGTTTTATAATCTCCACTTCTATCACCACTTCTTTCAATTGTGTATGACGTTAAATTAGAAGGATGTCTCCAAGTATAGTTTCCTCTATAATCAATGTGTGCTTGTAAAGGTGTTCTTTGTGCAAGCATTAGTTCATTATTAAAGTCTCCTTGATCACCAATTATTGTTGCACCATTTTTTAAAATTAGTTCTTTATCTGTATCATCAATAACACCAGTTTTAACTTGTTCTTTTAAAAACTTTTCTGGAAAATCTAAACGCATAGCTGATTTATCAAAACTGCCTGCAGCATATTTATATGCTTCTATATCAAACTCAGTATCTTTATGGCTTTTTATCCACTCTAAAAAGTTATTAACTAATTTGATTCCTTTTTCACTTGACTCTCCAACATCTTCATCTGAACCAAGAGAAGCTTCATAACCTACTTGACCAGGGCCTTCAAAGCTAATTAATCTATCTGCACCATTAACTTTATTTTTTATATCATTACCATCCCAATCATTTATAAAAGATTTCCAAATAACAATAGCATCACTATTTTTTCCAGCAGATAGTTTAATTTTTTTACTTAAAGCATTAGACCCAATACCTGTTCCACCAGCACCCACGCTTTGCAAAAATGGAATATTATTATACCCCAATCCTAATGTATTTCTATCATCCTTATCTGTATAAATATTTTCTACAGCTTTTTCAAATTCATCTGCAAAAACCTTCCCCATTGTATTTCCAGAATAAGCTACTGAAAAAGTTGGATTACTACCCATTAAATTTCCAGTTTGTGGATTTGATTGTTCATCCCAAGTTTTACTATGTTGAATTACTGGTAAGTTTGTTAAATTATTTCTTTTTCTATAATCTTCTAATTCTTCAAAACTCATTTCTTTTGGGTCTGCAAATTGATAAGGAAAATCCATATCATAATCTGTTGCATTCTGTTTGCTATGAACAAAAAAATCTAATTCATCAAAATCTGTATTTGTTGGAACTTCATTTTTAAAACCTAATTCTCCAAGTGCTTCCCTTCTTTTCCTTTCATTATAGTCATATTTACTTAATGACTCTTTATAATTAGTATAAGGTATATAATCTGGGTCAAAGTTTCCTGCTTCATCAAATGACTTATCTAATTGAAATCTTAAATTTTGTGTGTTATATTTAACAAACTTATTATTCTCATCAAATACTGGTATTCCAAATTCTCTTAATACATCATCTCTATCTTTTAAACTGTTATACATTGAATTAACAATTTTTTCTTTAGTCTTTATTCTAAAGTCTTTTACATCTTGCATATTCATACTATAGATCTGGGCAGATGCCATCAAAGGACCTAGACTTTGTTTGCTAATAGCATTACTAACTGGACTTAATGAATAATTATTTTTTGCATAGTCTGCAATTCTATTTAAAACTTGACTTGTATAGTTTTCTTTTTGTGTAGCTTCTAAATTCCAATCTTGCGGAACTGTAGATAACATATCTTCTGCTGATCCATATTTTGGTGGTGAAATAACATTTCCATTAGCATCATACTTAACCTGTCTATTTATATTAGTTCTTGAAATAAAAAAATCTGCTCCTTTTTCACTAACAGCTTTTTTATAATTCTTTACACTATTATAAACATTCTTATCATGTATTGTTCCTTTAAAATAATCTGGGTCATATTTTTTAACCCATTCATCTACAGCAGAATTATTTGAAAAAGGATCATCACTTTTTGGTTTTGGACTTAAAATATTATAAACTTCATCTTTACTTATTGTACCTGCATTTTCTAGTGATTCTAACATATCTAAAGCTACAGTAAAAGCAGGTTGCACATATGATTGATATCCTTGATCTACTGCAAGTTTAACACCTTTTGAAACATCTTGTTTATCTAAAACAGATTCTGTTCTATCTACAGATTTTCTTGGATGATCAACATCCCATTGAGTTAAGCTACCACTTAATTGACCTTTATATGGATTAGTTAATCTAGATATTGTATCTGAAACAACTTTGTTTGGAGCTTTTTCTACTATATATTTTTTACCATTAGGTCCAATTACAGTATCCCCCTTTTGAATTGTTGGATCATCAAAACTTTTATATTTAGAATTAGGCATTGTGTTATAAGTTAAATTAAATTATTTACCTGTTTATATCGGTTTTATACGTGTACCATTATCCAAGGTAATTTTACCGGTTTTTTTATCTTGTTTATAATTAGTATTATTGTTAGTATTATTATTAGTATTATTGTTTGATTTATTCCCACCAGTATTCTTATTATTTCCGCTACCTTTAAATGGATCTAATGCATTATTATTTCCACCGGAATTATTGTTTCCACCAGAATTATTTTTATTACCACTAGACTTAACTGGTTTTAAATTTCCATCATAATCATACTTATCATAATAAGCTTGCTTATTAATTTCTGCCATTCTATTTGCATGTCTTACTTCTATTATAGCAAATGGATCTGGTTCAATATCTCTGACCATTTCTCTTTTAGAAAGATCAGTTGCTGCTCTCATAACATCATCTGAAAATAAATCATTAGACATACTGTTGTCAACAATATATCTTAAGGTATTAATATCCTTATATGGGTTATGCCATCCTGTAGAAGTATTACCGCTACTTGAATATGCATTATTAAATCTTTCTACTTGCTCAGATAAACTTGCTAAGACCTCATCATTAATTTGCTTATTACTTTCATATTGACGCAACTGATTTTCTAATAAAGGATTTGAACCTTTTGTAGCTATTTGATTTTTTATATCTTTAATTTTAGCATCATATACTTTAGAAATATTTTGAGAATCAGCATGTCTGTCTTCTGTGGTCTTTTTCATTTTACCATAAGCATCTTCAAGATACTTCATCTCAGCTTGTTTTTCTCCTCCAAACTTTTCAGCATTAGTAGCTGCAAATTGTTTTCTATTTAAATAAGCTTTAGTATCATAAACAGCTTTAACCATAGGATCTGCAGACAACTGAGATTGTAGTAATTTACTTAATGGTTCAGTTAGTATGTCTCCATTCTTTTGTCTTATAATATATTTACCATCTGTATCACTTATATCCATAGAGATACCTGAGTCTTTAAATATTTCAGCAGACTTTTTTTGAACATTTACATATGGTGTGTATACTGGATTTTCAAAAGACATTGCTTCTTCAGGAGTAGCTTCCATAAACTCCTTTCTTTTATATTGAAGTGCCTGAATACCTTCATCCCAATATTGTTCTTTTTGTTTTAGATCGGTACTTTTATTCAAACCTTCTGCCGAACCAAGAGTATTATTAAAGTTCTTAGTCCAAGCCATATCTTTCATTAAAGAAGTGTCTTCATAAAATGGTCTAAATACTTGCATTGCTTGTTGAACATTTTGCTCTAGAGATAGATCTAATCCTGCAATTCTTTTTAAATCAAAATCTATTTGCTTGATAGTATTATCTCTTTTTTCAATGTTATCTTTTCTTGTTAAATCTGCATAGTAATACTGACCATAAAACTTATTTAATGATTTGTAATTACTATCATACTGAGATTGTTTTAACTGTAAAAGATTAGCAACAACATTAAGACCATTATCATGCGGCTGCAGTGATGGTATTATTGATTGTACACCCTGTAAGTAAGTTCCCATATATTGTAAATATATTAAAATTTTATAAGTTTAATAAACTTAAGAAGTTTATCAATACTCAAATGGATATGTATTAGTACCATAAACATAACCGCCATTAGCCATATAAATCACTCCACCAAACTTAGCTTCATCTCCTGACTTAGTATTTTTATTCTGTAGTCCAACGGCTCTAAGTGCTTGATCTCTTGTGTACCCAGCTGCTTCATAATCTGCAACTTGTTGTTGAATAGTTTTATCTGGTGCTTCTGGAGTAATTTGTTTGTTATTAGTATTAACAATATACTCTTCACCTTTAGGACCCATCATCCATTTCATTCCTTGTGCAGCATTTGTTGCAGCAAGTTGTCTTGCATTACCTCGCATAATTGCATTTTTGTTACCTACATTAGCCCAGTAGTTTGCATTGTCTTGAGCTACATTTGAATCAAATGTTGCTTTTCTTGTATTATACAAATCTGCTTGTTGCATTCCTGTTGTCAACTGTTTATCTTGCCATCCTGTATTTGTTGCATTAATAGAACTTGCTTGCCCAGCATTAAATTGATTTGCTCTTGCAGCAGATCCCATAATGTTTTGTTGAGCAGCTTGATTACCAGCAAACATTGCAGCCATTGCTCCTCCAGGATTATTTTGTAACATTGGAGCCATGTTCTTTTGCATTCCCTGATTCATACCAGATGCTAACATAGCTTCATTTAAATAATCAACACCAAAGATCTGTTGTCTTACACCAGGAGATTTACCCATGATAGGTGGAGTATTAACTGGTCTAGAAGCTAAAGCAATACCTAGATTAAGTTCATCTTCTGGTAAATTTTGAATTGGTGTAGGCTCTGGATTTTTAACATACTCTTGACAATTAGTTCCACATTCTACAATTACATCTTCTCCTGTTACAGGATCTGGACAGTAGCATTCTTTTTCTGGTGGAATTATTGGTGGAGGACATGGTGAACATTCACCTGTTGCAGGATCTTTAGTACTTACTACAGGTTGTCCATTAGCATCAAGAATTGGTTTTCCATCTTTATCTAAACATTGTGGACAGTCTTCACCAGGAGGTGTATCTTCTAATTCAAAGAATTCTGTTACATCACTTTCAGATTTAGTTTCACATTCTTTTAATTTTGAAACTACAGATGGAACAATCCAATTTTTTGCTAGAATATCTTCAGCAGTATAACCTCTTAAATCTCCATTTTTCATTCTTTCACAAATGCCTTTTATGTAAGCTTTTTCTTTAGCTTCATCCCGAACATAAGGTGTTTTTCTTTTGTCATAAGTTAAATTTTTATTTTGTTCATCTGATGTACCTCTTGCTCCAATCTTTTTTCCATTTACATCAAAAATTTCAACATCTTCATCAAACTTCTTAACTTTGTGAATATTATTCTCATATTTTTTTGCATCAATTTCTTTTTGCAATTGTTCTTTACTTTTCTTTTGTCCACCACCTGGATACTTATCTATGTATCCTCCACCACTCATTATTACCGGCATACCTAACATGCCACCAGCAATTATTCCATATTTACCCATAGGTGGTTCTTGCATCTGTTGTTGTTGCTGAGCTGCCATCATTTGCATCATTCTAGGATCCATTTGTTGTGGTGGCATTCCTTGTCCTTGAGGACCAACCATAGGCATCTGTTGTTGCTGTTGCTGTTGTTGTCTTTGAGCTGCTACCATTTGTTGGTATTTCTCCAAACCTTGTAATGCAAATCTCTTTGCTTGTTGTTCTGGAATTCTCAAACTAACAAATACATCTTGTATATCTTCTAGATTTACACCACCTTTAATTAAAGCTACAACAATATCATCTGCAGGAACATCATTCTCCAACTGCATTCTTACTCTTTCTTTAATTTTGTTTAGAGTAACTTCTTCGCCGTCTCTTGCTTTTCTTAAATAGATACCACCATATCCCATTGCCGGTTGTTCTTGTGCCATTGGTTGACCTTGAGATAATTCTTCTGGCATAGCAACTGGAGAACCATCAGGCATTGTTGGAGCTTCACCTTGCATCATTTGTTCTTGTGGCATAGGTTGTTGCCCTTCTTGAGGCATTTGTTGTTCCATACCTTCTTGTGGTTGTTCAGCATTTGGTAATATATCTTGTTCAGATATACCTGCTTCTTCCATATAGTATTTTGCAACTGTAGGAATTCCTTGAGGAAAACCTTTTTTAGATTCCTGAGCTAATGCTAATGCACCTAATTTATAGATGCTCTTTTTAATCATTAACTGTGCAGTCTTTACTTCTATCTTATCTGAGTCTTTATCTTGTAGAACTTCTCTATACTTATTTATGTTTAGATATTGTTTAGATAAATCTGCCGGGGTATAACCACCTTTCTTAGCTTTCTTACCAAACATCTCTAAAATGTTTGGATCAGATAATCTCATAGAAGCTGTGTCACTAAAAATAAAACTATCATCAGGAAGATTTAAAGGAACACCATTCTGACTATGTCTTGGTCCTTTAATCTCATAGAATAATGGATAACCACTTGGATCAAATGTTAATACAGTTTCTCCACCTTCAGCTTCTAGATTAGCTTCCTCTCTTGGAACTTTAGTTATTGTTTTTCTAGCAACTGCTTTTGGCTCACTAAGTTTTAAGTTTCCTCCACCAAATGCTGTAATATCATTTGCCAAGGATCCATCAATTTGATATCCTGTTTTAGCTTTTGGAAGATCAGTAACTCTTACTTTATATATCTCCGGCTGCTCAACTATCTTTACTTTATACTGCATGTTAGTTATTTTATATATTCTACTTTACCACCTGCGGCAACAATCTCTTGAATCTGCTTAGCTGTTAATGTGTAAACACTTCCTTTTTTATATCTAGAACCTAATTGTCCACCTTTCTTAGTAATTACTTCATTACCTTCAAAACCGATACCTTGAATATTTCTTCCAGAGTTTGAAGCAAGCCAACCTCTATCACCCATATTACTTCCAACTACTTCAGCAGAACCAAATCCACCTTGACCAGTATTTGGTGAAGCAGCATCAGATGATCTATTTTGTTTACGGTATTGATCAAAGTTTTTCTCATTCTTAATTGCATTACCAATTGTACTAGCAATTCCAGTTAAACTACCTTTACCAGCAAATAGATCTGCACCAAGTTGTTTGGGATTCCAGCTAAATGCTGATTCCTCAACTACTTTACCAATATAATTTGGATCACTAAATTCTGGTTGATCTACAGTAATACCATCTTTACCCATAGGGATATAACCACCATAAGCCATATACTCTGGCATATAATCCATCTCCCCACCATACTCTTGTCTTATTACACCAAACTGATTACGTGGTGCTTGTTTATTAAAGACATTTTGTTGTGCATCTGCAAATGGATTACCCATCAATCTTGTATTAGATTGAGACATTGCTTCTGGTGTTGTTGGACCTGAACCAAGTTCAGTAATACCTTGTGTTGCTCCAACTCTAGGACCTTGACCATTTGCCATTGGATCATTTGCAGATGACGCAAAGGCAGCTTGTGCTGCTTGTTCTTGTGTCATTGGACCAGCTGCAGAACCTAAAGGTTGTGCAACAGGTTGAGATGATGTCATTCCAACAGGACCAAGATTGCTTTGTGGGGCATTTGAAGCACTTGTATTAGGAACTATATTATTTGGATCCCAAACACTTTTTGGTGATTGAAATGTAACTGGGTTTTGACTTACTGCTTGTGAAGCATCTGGTCTATTTAAATATCCTGGAAACGAACTAGAACTTGATGTAGTATTAGGAACACCTTCCTCTTGTTGCTCATCTTCATTTCCATGTCTTCTTTGGTATCTTCTGTCTTGTCTGTTCCTTTTTCTATCATCAGTAAAATCTCCGGAAACTAATCTACCCTTACTATCTATACCTCTTGCTTCATTACCATCAACATTAGTAATAGTCATGCCAGAAACATTTCTACCACTTTTTGGTACAGTTTCATTTATAGCAGAAGGTGTAGTTCCTGGTTGTGTTGCAGTACTTCCCGGTTGTGTAGCATTAGCTGCTGGTTGACCAGGTGTTCCTGCAGGTTGCCCTGGAGTTCCAGGAGCTCCCATTGCATAGTACTCTCTAACTCTTTTAGTATCAAATGGATTATACCATTTACCTCTATCTTTATAAGCAACCTCTCTAATACCTGTTGTTCCTTCAGGTGTTTGCCAATTAACAGGAGAAGAAACTGAACCATAATTAAAATCTCTATTGAAACCAAAAAGACCTGGTCTTGATGGAGGAGCAATAAAATTATAACTTCCAGGAGCTTGTTGAGTATTAGTTCCTTGCGTTGTATTAGTAGTGGTTGTAGTAGGCTGTGTAGTAGTAGGTTGGGCAGTAGTGGTAGTAGGTTGAGTAGCAGTAGGTTGAGTGGTTGTAGATTTATTTAATAAATTTTGAGTAGCATTCTGTTTCCAACCATCTGCCGCAAATGGATTCATAATATTTGGATCAAGACTTAACTTTTCTCTTTGCTTATTATATCTTGGTTGGAATCCTGTATTAAATCTATTTTGTGACCATTGTTCAAAACCATCTAGTGCTTTAGGTAAGTATCCCCCTTCTTCATAGATATCATCTCCACCATATATGAATTTGTATAGATCTGGATTGTCTGAATCTATAAAACCACCTGATTGGAAACCGGGAACTGTTAAACCTAAACTTTTCATTACCTGGTCATTATAATCCCTTAACGCAACCTGTGGGTTAAATGCATTCAAAGCTGGATTATATACTTGTTCCGCATAGTCAGGAGCAGCACCCATAGATGAATACTCATTGCCTTCTTTATCCATTGATAAATTTGAGTTTTGATTCCTAGCACCTAACTGTTCTTGTTGTTCTGGAGTATAATCTTCAAACTTATTTATATTATTAGCTTTTCTATAATCTTCGTCTAATAAATAAGAGTAAGGACTTGACGGAAAGTAATCTTGGAAATATGCTGACCCTCTATAAATATTTTTTAAGTCCTCTCCTTGTTTATTCAATATTAGGTCATTATCCGCATCCTCATAAGGAAGTCCTGTTTTTGGATTTATTCCTTTTAAATTTGAGTAATTATATTGGAGTCCCATTTGGTCTGTAAATGGAGCCCAAGGTTTATTTGTATCTGGATAATAATATGGAGCGGCAGCTTTGTCAAAATTCAATAGCTCAGGTGTCCAAGTTTCTTTAAAATTGCGTGCATTAGAACCCATCCATGCTATATTTGACATAGGCCCTGAATTAGCTTGTAATGGTTGTACTCCAGCATTACTTAACATTTCAGTTTTAGCTTGACCCTTTTTTAAATTCTGATAGCTTCCTGGAATTTGATCAGCATATGGATTTACAAAAGGATTAGTTAAAAGTTCAGATGGATCTTGAGATAACATAGTAGATGGAGAGAATACCATTCTACCATTAGCATCTACACAGTAACCTTTATTAGCATCATATGTTGCTCCTGGAGGACAGCTTAATTCTTTCTTCTTTCCTGTTGTATTATTTTGTGTAGCAGTTGATCCTGGTGTATTTGAAGCAACTTCATTTAATGCTTGGTTGTTTACAGTCTTAATAACTTTGTCCCGCATTCTTGCAGGAGTAGAAACCATTGAGTATCCAGTATTAAATGGAGAACCTATATTACCACCTCTTTGTGGTAAGAACTTTACTAAGTCTCCAAGTACAGATACATCCCAATCTGCTGTTGCTTTTCTTAATCCACCTAAAGCACCAAACTCATAATTAACATCAACACCAGGTATTCCATATGGTGTTCCAAATAAAGCTTTGTTAGCTCTTCTTATTCTTCTATTACCACCCATTCCTTTTAATTTTTTTATTCCTCCAAATTGAAATTGATTATCTGTACCAGTTGTGGTATCTGTTAATTCATGCCCTAGGGATTCTCCGTATATATGTAAGTGCTCTAATGGATCATGTGGATCTTGTTGACTCATAACCCCTCCTAGTTGCATATAGTTATTGTAAGCTTCTTCTGCTTGTTTTTTATACATTGCTTCATTACCTACTTGCTGTACTGATTTAGCAAACATCTTTCCTTTCTGAGTATACTTACCCATAGGATCATTAATACTTCCAGTTGGCGGTAAATAAAATTCACTGTTTTGAACTTCATCACCTTCTGCAGCTTTTTTTAATTTTCTTATGTGAGATCTAATAAATGATCTTTTGCTAATTGCACCACCTTTCTTATATGCATTATCATATGGTTCAGCATCCATACCAACATAATATGGCTTTGTTACTTTTGGAAAGATACTGTCACTAGGAAATTGCCCACCATCTTGTGCTTCTTCTATTTCATCTTCTTGATCTTCTTCTACATATGGAGCTCCTCTATCATATGGTGCTCTTGGATCTACACTTGCAGTCTCTTGCGCTTTATATTGTTTATATAATTCATATGTTGTATTTGCAACCTTCTCTCTTTTAACATTATATTTTTCTAAGGCAGAAATAATTTGTTCTGGAAATGATCCAGACTCAATTTCATTTTTTATAAAACTTAATATCTCTTTATCAGAATACTGTGGTTCTTGTTCTTCAGTTTTCTTTTCAGTATACTTATTAAGTTTACTAATGAATCCTGGTTGTTCACCTTCATTTGGTTTGCGGATCCTAACTTTTTTTGTTGCCATATTACGCGTTATATATTAAATATACTAAAAATAAATCTATTAGTTAAACCTATTAAGTTTAATCAATTTCCTCTATTATGTATCCTTGTTTAATAAGTTTATCAATTTCTTTTTTGGTAAGTTCAGATACTATACCACCTTTTGCATAACCCATTTGATTATACTTACCAGCATTTCTATAATCTTGCATAAAATCCTCAATGGGTAAAACTTTTGTTTTTGTACCCAATTGTTGTTGAAGTTCTGCTACTTTACTTTTTGGTACAAAAATAGAAGGTATTTCTTCAAAATTAATTTTACCAGAAATACCAACTTCATCTGATATATCTGTTCTTGGAATAGTAAATCTTTCAGCATTTCCTTTTGTAGGATTTATTCCAAACATAACAGGATAATTATCTTGAACTAAAGCTTTTTCAGCATCAGATAAATTTTGCCATTCTGTTAATCTTTTATTTTTTAAATCATCATAAAAAGAAATATCTGGACTATAAGGTGACTCAACAAATGATTCTCTACCACCTCTTTCAAACCATTTTGCTAAATCATCTTCTACATTAATTTTGTTTTTTCCAGATAAACCAATTGCATAATCTAATGCACCCTGATGCCCTCTTGCCATTGCAGTTGAGATATTTGCATTATTTATACCTGCAACTCCTGCACCTAACTCACCTGTTAATGGAATTTTACCTTCTTTAATTAATTCACCAACAGGCAATAATCCTTCATTTTTAATTATACCAGGTAAAGAGGCAGATGTAGTTCCATGATAATATATAGGTATTCTAGGACTTTCTTGAAGTACAGGATATTTATTTGCCATGTTTTCTAAAAGATCAACACCCTCATCATATGTTATTGATGATCCCTTAGTTTTAAATGTTTTATAATCAGGTAAAAGTTCATCTGATATAACATATGGCGCATCTTTTGGAACACTCTCTAAAACTTTAGCTCTTAAATCAACATTATTTATTACAGGAGCTAACTCATCTGTTTTTGTTAAACTTCCAGCAACGTTATCTACAGAAGAAACTACATTAGGTTCTCTTGTGATAAATTTACCTAAATTAGATATGGCTTCTGGAGCCATAGTGATTCCTCTACCAATACCTTTTACTAAGTTAACGCCAAGTTCTGGTATTGCTTCTAAGCCAGCATATGTCAGTGGATTGAATGCCATTGCTTCTGTATCAGATACATTAGCCATTTTTTCTCCTGCAAAAACATTGGGTTGTTCTTTGTAATCTGATCCAGTTGATAATCCAGTATTCTTAGTTAAGTTAGCTATTGCTGCTCCTGGTATATCTATTGGAGCTAAAATTTCAAGAGCACTTAACTTAGAGTCTCTCATTTCTTTTTGCTCTTTTTTAGTAAGTCCTGGAATATTATATTGAAATGGTTGTCCTGGTAAAAGTGTATTACCAAGTTCTTGTACACCAGCTAATGATCTTGACCAATAACTAGGTTGTAGTTTAGAACCATATTTAGATTCTGCAACAGCATCTTTTTCTCCTGGTGTTAGTTCATCTACCCACTCACCTCTTCTTTTAGGATTCCAACCTTCTTTCTTACCAAGTTTATTTACAGCATAATTATTTGTTTTATAATTATACTCACTCATAAAGTTCTGAAGAACATCTTCTGGAAAATTCTCCATAGTAACTCCTGCAGCTTTATTTAATCCCTTATTCTTTTTTAGATATTGTCTTTTCTTTTCATCTAAGAAAATATCCATTGGATTTTTATCACGGTATTCTGCTCTGAGTTTACCAATATCTGAACCTTCTCTTCCCGTTGATACTTCAGGCTTATTTACAATTTGAGAATATACATCAGGATTTTCAGCTAAAAAGTTTGGATCAATTGGTGTATATGTAGATTCTGGAGCTTTTTCATATGAAGTTACAGTTTCATACTCTTTGTCTTTATTCTTATTTTTCCTTTTTCTTTTTTCTCCACCATTATCCCATCTAGTTAGTGAAGGTACAGAGATATCTTCTACTACATAACCTCCTTTAACATATTTTTGTATTTCATCTTCTGTAAGATCTAATTCAAAACCATATTTAGCAACTTGAACATCTTCATTGGAATTATTCTTGGCAACATTGTTCATGAAGTGTATAATGCTATCATCATCATATAACCTAAACATTCTGTTCCACATGTTATCCCAATTTCTTTCAGAAGACTTCATAATCTCTCTATACTTATTAAGATCTTTCTTTGTGAATTTTTTTCTTTTTGTAGAATCAAATACTCCAGCTTCTTGTAACTGTTGTCTAAGTTGAACTAAGTCAGCTCTATTTTCTTGAGGTTCCATATCATGTTGAAGATCAGATTCAACACCTGTAACACCTGCTTGTTCTTTATTTATTCTATTAATGAACTCTTCTCTTTCCTTTGGTTTAAGAGGATTAGCTCCTGAGTCTACTCCTACATGACCCCACTCATGTGCTGCTATCTGATCAAAACCAGGCCAGTCTCCGGGATCTGTTACATTGTAAGATATAAATTCATTTCCAGTATCTTCATTAGCACTTACCCAACTAGGACCTTCATCAATATATCTAAAGTCATTTATGTTCATGACAGAACTAATTCTATCTTTTATTTCTTCAGGTGTATATCCTTGTTTCTTTAAAAGTCTTTTATAGTTTTTAGACTGAGCATATAGCTTATTAAATTCTTGAGCTTTTCTATTTGATTCTGATACATCAAACTTCTGCTGAGAATATTGTTGATATGCGGGATCTATTTGATAGTTTCCATCTTTGTCCATATAAACAGCTGCTCTTTGACTTGGTCTTGTTTCAAATAGATTAGGAATACATTCTATACCATTCCATTCATAACCTATAGGACATGGTTGTTGTGATCCACCAAACTGAGCCATTTTTAAATCATCCTGTAAGGCTGGAGTATATACCATATCATTTAATAGATTTACTATGGATTTAGTTCCTTTAGTAACTCCTTTTAAATCTTCAATGTCCGGATCTAATTTACCACCAGAATCTTTTACAGCTTTAAAATAATCTTGTAAATCTTTTTCAGTAATAGTTTGATCTGGTCTAAATCCAGCTAATCTTCTAAGTGTCATTACTCTTGCATGGATCTCATTTGGATCTACTATGTCTTCGTAATTCTTCTTTAGATTTTTATCCCATTCTGGATTTCCTGTATTAATAGCTTTCGGCTCTACAATGTTTTGTTCCACAAGATATCCTTGTGGCTTTTCTAATGCGCTAGTAAACTTATCTCCAGCTTGAATATCATGTACTCTCTCATGATACTTTGTTGCTTGTATCTGAGCTTCTGGTAGAAACTTATTCAACATTATTTGTCTAGTATCTACATCATAGTATCCTGCTTCATTTGGACCTAAGTTTTCATCAAAGATATATGGTACTGATGCTCTAGATCTTTCTAAAGCTTCTGGACGAATTTTATCTAAAAGCTTTTGTCCTTCAGGCGTAGGCATTACTCTATTCTGAAACCAATTCTCATAAAATGTACTCGGGTCTTCTATTTTTACACAGCCTTGAACTGGATCATTATAGAAGCCTTCTGGGCATCCTGATTCTCCACCATCTTTTTGTTTAGGAAAAATTGATGGATTACCAGCTTCTATATATCCTTCATAGTTTCTAGCTTCACCTTCTGTTGTTGTTGGATTATTATATAAATCTTCTTCAGCTCTTGCATATGCTTCTTCTTCAGATATATCTGGATTTTCTTTTAGAATTCTATTTAGTTCTGTTTGAAATTCTGATCCTCTTCTATCATAATAGGAAGCCATTGATTCATCAGAAGCCACATATGGATTTGGTCTTAAACCAACTGTACCATATGTACTCATTCCTCCAGCTTGATTTTGTAAATGATGCATTAACTCATGCTCATACCACCAAGGGTTATTTACATTTGTAATTGGATCATTTGGATTTTGTTTAATAACTCCTAGTCCAGCATCATAACCTGTTTCTTCAGATGAATTTACTACTTCTGGATATACAAAGTTTTTTAATGCATCTGCATATCTTGCAGGTAATTGATTGTAAGTTTCTCCCCCTGGTTGATAAGTATACTTGGCTTTAGGATTATAAATACCTCTTGCTCTTTTACCCTTCTTTCTTTTTTTAAATAATTTGTTTACAGCAAATAATTTATTAGTTGCAGTAATATTACTATTTTGAAATTGCCCTCCTCTTTTAGCTAATGGTGTTTCTGTAACCATATTTCCAGGAAACTGATAATCTGCACCTGGAAACATTATTTGTGAGTTACCTAAATTATCAGTACCCATCAATGGTCCTTTTCTTAATGGTGTTCCATCTTTTTCTTTCATAGTAATATTACCTGAAGGAATAATATTGAATGGATTGTTTACATCAGGAGATGTGCTTCTATAACCATCTGTTGAAAATATTTTTTCATTTGGACCACCGGGCAAACCCTTAAGCTTTTTTAAAGACCTTTTCATTATCTAAAAGAATATTGATTTTTGGTATTAAATAGTTTTAGAATCATGTTTGTATTTCTACTGTCTTGTTTGCTAAGATTTATGAAATTAACCATGTGTCTAAACTTCTTTCTTTGCATTTGAGCTTTATCATAGTTTACTGCATTTGGGTTAATTGATTTTTTATACCCGTTAGATTCAGTAATCCATAATAACTCTTGTGGATAGTTACCAAGTAATACAGTAGTATTTGGTATAAGTTGTCCAGTAGGAGGATATCCAGAACCTAAAGGAAACTCTCCTCTATCTTTTGTAATATCCCAAAACTGATTTACTCTATACTTTTGTTCTTCTTTTGAAAATAATATATCAAATGAAGATAAGTTAGATTGATTAAGCCTTGGATAATCAAGTGAAAGAGTAATATTATTCTTAGGGAATATATTAAGATTTAAATACCCTGAGATTTGTTCTGAGTTATAAATTACTGCCTGATCAAAATTGTAATCTAATACATGGAATTGATCCATACAGTTTATAGTATCTCTTCTATAACACTCAAGGATATACTCAATTGATTTTAATGTGGTAACTGTTTGACCAGTAGTAACTGGAAACTCTACTTCAAAAGGATATTGATCTCCATAGAAATTACAATAATCATTACATGAATAATA